ATTGTACCTTTAGGATTTTCATCAGTGTACAAGTCTGAATGACTAGAACTTCCGGTATGTTGGCCTTTTTTTCTAGGTGTTCTTTTTTCAGCTTCTAAAAAAATCTTAAATGTTTTCATAATATTATTTATAATTGTTTTATCCTTATATCTATACCATCGCCATCATTTCCAATAATTACTCCCTGCCAAGATGGTGTATCTGTTTCGACTGTAAATGAATTGCCTGTAGCTATTGTTATTTCAATTAATCCTTGGACATTTCTATATAATACCAAATCTCCATCTCTTAAAAATACATTATATTGTGATTCGTCATTTAAACCTCTTCTTGCACCTTTGATATCAAACTCTCCTAATGTATCAAATAAGTCTCCAGAATCAACGATGTCTAATACATCTATTAAAAACTCTACATCTAATTCATCAATATCAAGTTCAGTAAAATCTTCAAGTTCGTCTTCTTCTAACTCATCTTCTTCTAATTCATTAAATTCTAAAAAGTCGATATCAAGTAATCCTTGGTCTTCATTTTGTTCATCTGCTAATTCTTCTTCTATCTGTTGTTTTATATCTTCGGGCGGATTAACAATAAACATATTATCAATTAAAGCTGGTGTAATACCATTAATCACTGTTTCTTGTGTGGGCGGTCTATCATATGAAGCAACCATGGTCGCAGCATATGCTTCATCAAGTACTACTGTTCCACCAAGATTTGATACTTCAATAACTCCAGATGGATTACCTTGGTCATCTGGTAGTAATATAATTAAACTTCTTCCGATTTCATCAATCGTAGTTGTAAAGTCTGTTCCTCTAACTGCTATCGTTGCAGTCGGAGTACTGATTTCTATATTTGCTTTATTAACTAATCCTAGAGAACCTGATGCAAACCTTGCTGTTCCACTAACCATCTTCATAGTCATTTTAGAAAGATTAGGATTAGGGTCATAATAGACTGTGTCTATAATAACACGAGAATGTTCTTTGAGTTGAAGTTCTGCTTTATCTAAAAATTCAATAAGCATACGACCGTCAGCCGTTTCTGCTTTATCGTTTAGATTAATTTCGAGACCGACTTCGTGATTAAGTGTTTCATTACCTCTAGTAATTCCACCGTATCCTTTGGTCTCTCTGATGTCGCCAATGGGCTCAGCATAACTGAACCCACTGATGAGTAAAAGACTAAGAGTCGTTGCCTGCGTCTTTTTGATTAAGTTGAATGATTGCATTATCTGATGTGATATCTAAAACAATGTTAGCATTAGGTGTTGCACATGCAACTCCTGCGCCAGATGCACAAGTACCAGATATTTGATTAATATCAACATCTGCAGAGTCACCATCTAAAGTGAACTCTAAGTTTTGTGAACCATCGTTTTGTAATGTGTTAATATTGTTTGAACTTCCTGTTACGTCAAAGTTCCATACGTTATCATCACTTTCCCAATCGATATCAAATACATTTGAATCACCGATTAATATTAAATCAGCATCTAACCTTTCTGCACTATAAACATAACCTTGGTCAATATCAAAAGTGTTTGAATCACCTGTGACATCAAAGTTTATGTTTGAATCATCTGAACTACCGATGTAACCAATATTCCAATCGATTTTATTTGAGTCTCCCGTAAAGTCTAACTTATAGTAAGAACTATCAGCTATGACAGGACCAAATAAAACGTTTTGATTACCTGTAAAATCTAAATCGAATTCTAAAGAACTACCTGTGATACTCATAGCAGAACCTGAGCCACTTGAAAAGTCGTCTCCACCAATTTTGTTTCCAAAACCGATTTGGTCTACGTATAATTTTAATGTATCACCTGTTTGAGTGATTTTGATTTCGTTATCATCAGTGGCTTGTGCGAAAACAAAAGATGTCGACAATAGTATTACTATACTTAAAAGTTTATTCATTTTCGTTTACCTCTTCTAATTGATGTTTATCGTTTTTCCCATCTATTTGATGAGGGTGACGATGCCCATCTTTAATTACCCAATAGCCTCTATCGTGGCCTTGGTATATTAATTCCAACACGGCAGCTTCAACAGCTGTCCTTGTCGCATATGTCACTGACTCATTATTACCCACTCCGTCCTCATATTCTACTAATGTGGTACTATTATCTACGAATCTAAATATATCACCACTTCCACCATAACTAAGAATTGTTTTCTTAGCTTGGACATTCAATAATACTTCACCAGTTAAAACTGAAACAGCTCTAACTGATACGGTGACGACATCTTGTGTATATCGTTTACTTTTACCAATTCCTAAAAGTCGTGCGCCCCGACCTCCTGTTTGGATATTAGTATCATAGCCAATAATTCCACCTTCTATAATCATTCCGGCAAATAATAGTGGATTTAATGGTTGCGGACCACCGTCGCCCGCAAATTCTTGCCTAGCACTTCGTATAATTTGTCTTTCTCTTACCAAATTATCAATGCCTTGTCTTTCTACAACTCTAAACCATTTACCATCTCCAGCAGTCTTTAATGCATCAATTAGCATTTCAGTTCCGCCTTGTGTTACAGCTGTAGAGAAATCTGCTATACCTTCTCTTTCTTTTCTTTGTCCTGTTTTATCAAGGAATCCATACACAGCTACGACAGGCATATCATCGGCAGCTGGTAGATTTAATAATTCCATATATGATGGTAATCTTACAACTTCTGGTTCCTCTACACATATATAAGAATGTTTTAATGTTTTTTCTAAACGAGCTTTTGCATTTTTTATAGATGAACTATGAAATATAGCATCAACATCTGATTCACCTTTTTCGTAATCAGATGGTGCAAAAGTTATTTGTTTACATTCTTGTGGCATTTCGGACCACACAGGGTCAGACGATTCATTCATCGCCCCTAATATAACTAATAATGCAAATAAACCTTCCATTTAGCCATCCGGGTCTTGGCCGAAATTACCAGAACCTATAGGTATTTCGATTACTGTAGTAGTACCGTCTTCTCCGACGATAGTCATTTTAATATATTCAGTACCATCAGCATTTGTAATTACTTCATATGTAACTACATTACCTTCTAAAGTAAATGATCCAAACCTTACTGAGTCATCGTTACTGAACATTGACTCTACTAATTGTTTTGATAGCTGAGCATATATACGGCTTTCTAAGTTTCGTATAAATTTTGCCATAGTAGTATTTTCAGCTTCTCTTTCGGCCGCTTTACGAGCAGCTTCCATAGCATCTTTAATTGCTTTCTTTCTACTATGTTCTTGATTTTCAATGGTAAGGTAATGTGCTCCAGTACCTTGTCCACTAAAAGATGGATTTTTAAATTTGTGAACTACATCAGCTGCTTCTAAAGGATTGCTTATTGCTAATATAGATATAAGAAAAATACTACCGAGTGTAGCTAACTCAAGTTTTGCCATCATTTCCTCCTCTTTTATTTCTCTTCTTTTTTTCATTCTCTTTATATTCTAAAACAACATTTACTTTTTGTTGTAAACGTATCATATCTTGGTCCAACATTCTTACTTGGTCAATAACTCTGATTAATTGGAGATGCATCTTTTCGATTTGTGGGTCAATTTCTTCATTAATAAATTTATATACAAAGTATACGAAATAACCTAATCCTACAACCATTACCACAGGAAATCCATAATCTTGGATTAGGGTAACAAGTGTAAAATCATCTTGCGTTAATGCTACGTCCATATTAATCTCTTCTCACATCAAGTTTACCATCTTCGATAAAGTTTTCCGCTCTTGCGACTCTTTCGATATCTGGTCTTAGTTCAAGTGCACTACTTACTAGCATGTCGATTTTAATCATTTCATTTGACATACTTCTTGCTCTGTTTTCTAAAGATTCACAAAACATAGTAAGTGTTTTGATATCATCTACGATACCTTCCATAATTTGTTTAATAATTATGAATATAAAAATACCCATAACCACAGCTCCCGCAATCGGCAGCCCAACGTCACTTATTAAACTAAATACTTCTTCCATAATATAGTTTATTTATAATATTATGGTCTTTAAAAGCGTTAAATTGAGAAATTAATTGATACGCCACAACCGCAGGACGCGGTCTCTTTATCGTTATAGAATTTAAAATATTCATTCAGTCCCTCTCTAATATAATCTATTGTCATACCTTCTAGATAAGGGACTGAATTGTTGTCAATTAGAAATTTCCACTTTCCATAGTCTAAGACTATGTCGTCAGAAGTTTGAATAGTATTAGTATGAAACACATACTCAAAACCAGCGCAGCCTCCGCCTGTGACCCCAAGCCGTATATAATCAAATTGTTCTTCGGCTTGTTTTTGCACCAGTTTTTGAATAGCTTCATCTGTTATTTCTATTTGCATCCTTCTTACGTTTCTTCTTTTTCTTTAACTCTACCATTCCACCTAGAGCAAAGATAGTGGCATAACTCTTACCAAGTTCTTTTCCTAATTTTGCCATGTGCCCTCCGTTTTTTTGGAGGATAAGATTGGAGACTAGTTAGAGTATGCTACTGCTACTGCTTTAACACCAGTTACTGACCCACCTACTTCAAGAGTATGAGCAGTATTTTTTTCCAAGATTACATCAGTACCTGTTCGTACTGTAATAGTACCAACAACATCAGAACCATTTTTTACGGTTACTAATTGGTCTGCAGCATTAGAATTATATACTCTAATTAGCTTTTGTAATCCTAAATTAGATGCAGTGTTGCTTAGAGCTACTTCTGATCCAACTAATTTTAATTGCTTTGCCATTTTATTTTACCTTATTTTTTAACTGTTTTTCTTGGTCTTCCTCTCTTGGCTGGAGCTTTTTTCGCAACTGCTTTTTTCTTTACAGGTGCTTTTTTCTTAACAGGAGCTTTTCTTTTTTTCTTGGCTGGTGTTTTACCATCCTTATAAGCTTCGTTAACAAAAGGAGTGCTTTTATCATCTTTTACATAATGACCTTTAGCATTCCTTGCTCTTTCGCCAGAGGCAGGTTTTAGATAATCGTAGGTAGCATATGCTATCACTCCGATAAATAAAACTCCAATCAATATAGAACCTAATTCCATAATATCCTCCATTATTTATTATTATATTTATAATACTCGATAAACTCTTTCCACTTAAAAAAGTCTTTTCTTTCGTGGCACCAAAATTGGCCTTTTATATCTTCTCGAGTCTCGTCATTAGCCTCTCGGCTCTGTTCGTCACTTGCTTGTACCATCTTGAATCTCTCCCTTCAATTGCGGCTGTTTTCCAATCACCACTTTGCAGCGCTGCGTTGTGGCGTTTAAATTTACTCAAGCGCGTGAGTCCCATATTAAACATCATGTTTGCGACAATCTGTTTTACCTCTTCTGGGTAACCGTCCCAACCATCATGTAATTTTTTGCAGTCTTCAATGACTGTCTGAACGTCTTTTTCAAAACATTCATCAACCCTTTCCTCTGATACAAGTGTTCCCACTTCCTGACCATGTTCAGGGTCTGATTCTAAAACTAGATGTCCAATACCAAATGTTGGATAACCAAGGTGATCTTTATATATGCTATATACCACACCTTCATCCACTTTTAATGTTTCTTTTAATTGTTCTATATTCATTTAAGCTCCTATTTTAAATGTGTATACATTATTTTCGTTTCTTAATAATTCCCATGTTGGATTATTTTCTTGAATCCATGATAATTTATAGGCTGAAAATAATTGTGTTTTTTCTGTATTATTATCTATTTCTTCATCATATAATATATTATCTGTATTTTCCCAATACATTCTTTCACTAAATTCTTCAATAGAATCAATCCATGTTTTTGTATTTATATTTATATCATCAGAACGTTCTACATTTTTTTTAATAACTGCACTGAGTTCTATTAATTTTTCAGGCGAATATAAATTAAATATTATATATCCATTTTCATTTAACATACTTTGTAAATCAGATAATATTGGAAGTGTATATGATAAACTACAATGAGTAAATACATTCCATGCAAAAATAATATCATATGTATCATGTAATATATCTGATAAATTTATTACTTTATTTCCGGAAAAATTATATGATGGATGATATTTATTAAAGTGAACAAAGTTATAATTTGGATATTGTGTTGATAATTCATCGATAAATGTTTTTTGCACATCAACACCAGTATAGGAGCAATTTAAATCTTCTGGAAACGAAAAAGGTAAACGGCCAGAATTACACCCAAAATCTAATATTGATTTATTAGAACAATCTACGTTGAGCTCATCAGCATATGAATTTCCATAATGATAAATTCTTAAATCTTTATCTGTTATGTTGTTTGCCATTTCATTTCCCTAAACTCTTTATCGAGCTTATTATATTTTTTATATGTTTTACATTCAGGTGTATTATATATATGTTGATTTTTTATATTAAATACTAGTTGAATAAAATCTTTTATTTCAATTGGATAATGTATATTTGCCTTACCATATCTAAATTTCATTTTATCACCAGTTTCTTTCAAAACAAATTTCCAAAAATATTTGTTTATTTTTACAGGTTCTGGATTTCTTCTAAAATTTTCTTTTAATTTATATTGTAATAAAGTACCATCAAAACAATGATCACCTGTTCTATTATAATCTTCTATATGCTTAAACACTTTCGTATTTTCAAATACTTGTTCATCAATGGATATATTATAAGCATTTTTTGCAAATGCTTTAAAATCTAGTATTTTTTTTCCTAACTCTTCTGTAGGATTACCTATAAAAACTAAATCAATATCCCATGTAAAATTATATGGAAAATTACTCCATAAATATATTTGATACTTTTTAAAGATTTCTAAAAAATTATAATTTTCTAGACAATCAATAAAATCATCTATAACTGGTGTATTAAGAATTCGCATCAAAACTTTCTACATCCATACTAAATGAGCCAGTTCTTGTATATAAATCAACAACTGTATTTCCATTTGCTCTTAATTGTATTTTTAAACTATCACTTCCACTATATGCAATTTCAGCCTTTGAATATCCAGTAGAAGATGTTTGGTCACTGGAAACAGCTAACATAGCTGACATATTACCGCTTGTTGTTCTTAAAGAGCGATATGTACCACTTGGTCCAGAACTTATATTATTAAAACTCGTAACTTCGGTACCAGTTGTGTTATTATTGTTTATATTTGATGTACTTAAATGAGATGTACTACTAAAAACTTCAAATACTTTTCCATCACTTGTACTAAATCCATTTTGGACAGTTATAGCTTGTCCTGAATGAACAAATCTTGCTTCTAAACTAGACAATATTCCACTATAAGAAATTGAAGCTGTATTTGTTGAACCAATATTTGTATTAAATCCACCAGGACCATCAGTATTTGTAAATGTAAATGAAATAGTTTTTGTACTTGTATTTAATACCATATTACAAGCTGTACAATAATCAGTATCATTACCATTTCTATTTTGTTGTGAACCATTAAATGGATAAGTTGAATTAACAGAAATTGAACCTGGTGTTCCCCAAGTAAATTGACTATATCCATGAAACTCTGACATTGCAAAAGGTGCTGATTCATTTGGTGAACCATCACGGAACTCATTGATATCTCCATCATGTATAAAATCTCTTGCATGATTGCTTGCGCCAGGATTTACAGTAGTACCATTTACTGAAAAACCTGTTAAGCTAAAATCCTTATCATCTCCAGATCTTCTATTTGAAGAAAGGCCTGTTTTTTCTTGATATATATCCAACATGGATATTTGACCTGAATTTGGTAATGCCATTACTTAATAATCCCCGCTATTAACTCTTCAAAAGCTTCTACTTTTTCCGTTCTCTTTGGCCAGTAGATATAATCTTTTTCTGGGTTCTTTTTTAAATTTGATAGTAAAGGTAATATAGAATTATATAGCTTATTTAATTTGTCTTCAAGCTCTTCAGCTTTACCTGATGTTGATTCTAATTTTTGTGTTTGCTTTTGGACTACTTCCAGTTCATCTTCGTCTACTGCTGTAAATCCAAAATCAAATTGGTCTAAATCTATACTCATTTTTATTCCTCTGTATTATTATATTTATAATCTCTGGGTATGACTTTTGTCTTATCTTTATGTATTTGTGTAGCACCATGTTTAGGTGTTTTCTTTCTAACAAATATCGTATCCCAGTTATCTTCAAACTCTTTTTGATTAGTTATAGGTCTCTGTTTAGAACCTTTTCCTCCGTGCCAACCGCTCATTTCCCTTGGCCTCGATATTTCTTATAACTTCTCTTTTTCGCTTTATTCATTGTGGCCATTGACTTTGGATTCCTTCCAATCGATGTGCCCTTTCTTATTCCTGTATGTACACTAACATATCCACTTTTTGCTGCCATAATTACCTCTCATTATATTACATAATTTAAATAAAAATATATAGAACTACCTATAAGTGCTATAGATGCTATTACTCTTAATACCCAAATCCAAAAAGCTCTTTTCTTCTTTTTATGGTATTCTTCTAAATCTAATACTTGACGTATTCTATCTATCTTATCCAAAAACTACTCCGCCTCTTTTTACTAATTCGTTTTTAATTTTTTGCTTATCCTTTTTTCGTGTACTAGGATTATTATACTTTTCTATTAACTCTTGTTTACTAAATAGTTTTATGTAAGGATTCATTACTGTAACTTTCTTAGTAACTCTATCAATTTGCTTGTGTGATTTACCTAACTTAATTGGCATCATAACCTCCCTGTCATTATAAGCCACCATCGGAAGTATCTTTTTCCTTCTCCGTACCTAGCGCTTCTCATTTTATTATACATTATTTTATTCTTTTTACACTTCCTTTTAAATCTGCCAAATAAGCAAAAAACTCTACTTGTGGATATTCTCTTTGTAAATCCAATAGAGCTTTAAGGTTATCTTTATGGTCATCAAATAAACGCACTCTTGCGTATTCATTTGTATCTAAATATTTTCTAAACACAACAGTTTTATTTGCTGCGCTATTTTTACCACCTACATTTCCAGCACGCTCAACATATACATTCTTCATTGGTATACCATGAGCTTCAAATGTTTTTATGAATAAGTCTTTATTATCCATGTCAGCTCTTGCTGTGACAATAATAACTTTACTACCTTTGGCTGTTGCGTTTTTAATAATTGCTTTAGCTTTTTGAACCATTCGTGCGATTGGTGTAGCTGTTTGATAAAATAGTTTAGATGATTTAAATTCACCATAATCCCACTCCTCATCTTTACCTAATTTATAGGAATTATATTCTTGAGGTGTAAGTTCTTTAATTTTACCAGTGTTTTTATGTTTAACTCTTACTCTAGCTCTTGATACAAACATAGTATCATCTATATCAAATATAGTTAATCCTTTACCTGCTTTTTCCGCTAAAAATTCGTTAAACTTTTTCATATATAGATATTATACCACACTTTTTGTGTTTTGTAAATATCTATTTATAATTCTAAGTTCTTTATAGTGTTAATTTTATCTTGTGCTTCTGCTATTTTAGATACTTGAGTTTCAATTGCTTCTACTACTTCAGGATGTTCTCCAATCCCTGTAGAGTTTCTAGTATATACTAATATATTAGCTTTTGCTATTGCAATTTCACCTTCTAGTTTTTTAACTAAAGCTTCTAACATAAAGTTCATCGTGATTCCTCCCAAAACTTTTCCCTTTTATATTCTGATATTGTATTTATTAGTTCTGCGGTCCAATTATCTCTATCTTCTATGAAAACTTGAGGACCTGTATCTCCAGCAATTGCTACTACTAATTGTTTAATTGGCATACCTGTCCTTTCTTCCCACATGATTGCATATGCTGCGGCCTGCATAAAGTAATTAGATATCCATTCTTTTTTCTTTTCTTTACGAGATGTTTTCCAATCGATGATAGAATCTTTTCCATTCCATACACCAACGCAGTCAACTCTTCCAGCTACTCCTAAATGTTTAGAATATAAAGGTGCTTCTATTGAATATACTTTTGATAAGTTTTGGTCAACAATAGGTTGTATATCTTTAAATGTTTGTATGTTATGTGGCATTTCACCCTGTAGATATTCAGGGTCATTGGCAATATATTTTTCGATTATATTATGGATTTTAGTACCACGCGAAGAGGCCACTCGGCTGATACGATTAGCCTCTTCTTCTCCAACTCTCTCCCTCCACTTTTGAATTGCTTCACGAGAAAGTATTGATAATACTGTTGTGATACTCGGATATTGATTACCCTCTGGGTCTACATAATGTCTACCTTTTGCTTTCGTTTCCGAATTTAAGTCACTATAACCTAAATCAATTTCTTCATGTATAAAATTCATATAATTATTTATTAGCCTCTAATATCAACAGTGGCAATTGGTGCAACAATAGCTGGACATCTTTTTTTGTTTTTAAATATTAACCAAGTAGCATTCTTTGCTTCTCTTCTATTTAAAACATCATCACCATTCTTATCTGCATGGTCAAACATTTTTCCAACTTTTTGACAACCGCCCTGAATCAACTCAGCTTCACTTATTACATTATCTGCATTAAAATCAAATTTTCTCATTCTCCAATCATCAGCAAAAGCATCTGATATAAACAATGAAAGAACTGATACACTTAATAGTTTTTTCATTTTAGTCTCCTACAATAAATGACCCAATTAACCAAAATGATAGTAACATAAATCCTACAGTGCAAATTTGTACTACCGACATAATCGCTACAAACTTTAATTGCACATCACCTAATGGTAATAATTCATTATTTATCCACTCCTGTTGTTCTTCAGGAGTTGCATCTCTCGGTTTATTTAATAATAATTCTAGTTGTTGAGCCATATCAATAATATATATAATAGATTATAACTCAATAAGATAATACTAGAAAAATAATTGCATTTATTTTGTTTTTATTCTATCTCTATCTCTTGGTGGTAACCCACTCTTAATTCTTGATTGGACTTCTTTCCAACCATCACCAGCTAATGTTTCTTTAGACTTAAATCCGTTATAACTAAATCCTGGTGCTTGTGAATAATATCTTTTTATCTGTGGATTATCTTTCATATATTTATCATATTCAGATAATGATAACATCTTTTCAAATACTTCTTCTGTTTCAGTATTTATGAATTCATACATTGGCATGTTGATAACCTCTCCACCATTCTGGTGCTTCTCTTCCCCATTCCCATTTAGCAAATGGTTTAGCTTCATGATAGTAATTACGATATGCTTGAACAGCATCGCCTGGTACTTTACATTGTGGGTAATGATTCATAGCTTGTGCAAATTCTGTTAGACCTATGTCAGGAATATTCTTTGGTGCTTTAGAAAGTATAGTACCTAATTTATTAAATGTAGCATGTACTTTTTTACGTCTGAACTCATATTCCAAACTCATAGCTGTAAAATGTTTGTAATGCCAATTGTAATTATCTGCACTTTCCATAGTCCACGTTGTACACGGATGATATTTATGGACTGCTAGGTAATATAAATTATCTCTTTCATCTCCAAAAGTATAATACTGTTGCATTGTTTTGCCTGACTTTGATGGCCTTCGTTCTGGAGTACCATCCAACATGCGATGAGCTGTTGATAACATTTGTGCAGACTCAACAATCATTTTGGGTATATGTTTATCGCATAGCATTTGTGCAGCTATGACTGGATCATTATCTAATACAAATATGTTCATAATATATATTATACCACAGTTTTAATTAAATGTAAACTACTCCCTTTTCATATCTTGTAAGTAATCATTTAACACTAAAATTTTCTTTTTCATTTTATATGATAAATCTTGTTTACCCTTACAAGCCAATCTTCTAGAATAGTTTGTTGCTTTTGAAATATCTTTCTTCAGCTTTTCTACATTTACTGAACTCATAAAAACTCCTTATATAAAAATTAGTTAAGTTCATAATGTAGGTTTTCCTATAGGCTTACTCCTCTTCTTTTTTTGCTTTCTTTACAGTTTTCTTAGCTGGTGCTTTTTTCTCAGCTACTTTTGGTGCCTTTTTAATTAATCCAGGGAAAGCTTCCTGAACTACTTTTAAAGTTAATCCTTTATAGGCATCATATAATTTTCCGTCTTTTGCCAAACATAACATTTCAGCTTCATCACCATGTAATGATTCAAGTAAGCTAATAAACATACTTTCTCGCTTACCTTGATTAATACCACTATAAGCACCTTTAAAAAAGTATTTAAATTTTCTAAATCCTTTATGTAAAGTTGTGTATTCCATTCCAGCTGGAACATCATCTTTTTTATATGGTGGTATACCTTTTGGTAATAATGATACGATATCATCATCAAAATTGATTCTCAACACATCTCTCAGTGCTGGATATGAGTTATCTTTTAGATATTGAACTCTAAGCTTATGTAATTCTTTACCTTTTAAATCACTTAGCCCTTGTAATATTTCCGATACTAATGGTTTAGCCATTGTAAAATTCCTCCACGACTTCAATCAATAGATTGCATCTTTTTTTAATTAAATAGTTTAACGTTTTCATTCTCATAGGAACCTTTTGGTTCTCATAAGTATTTATAATAGTTTCCTGGATATCATCAGGTATTTCTGTTAAATCAATAAGTTTTTTATTACGCTGATAATTCCTATATATTTCTTCTGGCATAACTTCTCTCAATCTGTCTGATTTTTCCAACCATTCATCAATTCTGTTTTGCCTTAAAGGTGTTTGAGATTTTTCACTCACAAATGTATCATCTGCTGATAATACATTAGGAACTCCATCACCTGTATCACCTCTCATAATATGGTTAAACGCATAAGTCCTTGGGTTCTTATCTGTAACCATTTTCTTTTGTATAGGACTAAATTGTTTTACATTATTGTATTTCTGTAATTGTATAAAATCTTTATCACTTGATACAATCATAATTTTTTCGTCCTTTCCAAACTCTTGACTTTCAATAACTAATGATGCAATAATATCATCAGCTTCTACTCCGTCCATGTGTATAACTTTATAAGGTAAATTCTCTGCTATTTCTTCTCTAACTAAATGAAGTATTCTAAATATTTCTGTCCAATCCTGGTCTGAATTATCTCTACCTTTTTTTCTGTTCGCTTTGTAATGCGGAAAGTAATCTTTACGCCAGGTATTCATGCCATCAGCACATATAACCATTTGGCCATACTCATCTCTATACCTTTTATTATACATACGAATACTATTAAGTATCATATGTCTAATCATTTGTTCATCATTTAGTTTTTGCACAATAATATTGCTTAATGCAATTTGTGAATAATCAAGTAGTATCATTATCTTCTTCTTCCTCAAGTTGGTCTAGAAGTTTTTTAAGTTCTTCACGACCTTGTTCATTAGCGGCTAATAAAGCTTTAATTTCAATATAAGCTCTATCAAAAGTACGATGTAATCTATGAGGAATACCCATATATCTATTAAACATCGCATTTATCATATTTACTATCACAAACATATCTCTCGATTCTTGTACTGTTTCATCTCTAAAATTCATGTCCATAAAACGTCTTTCATCTGACGCTTGACCAGTAGTTATAAATTCTTCTAGGACTTCCATAAGAAATTGAGATGTGCCAACACATTCATCTGAAATTGCATCAATGGGATTGATGTCTTGTTTGATTTCCTCACCTGTAGGAAATTTGAGTATTTTTGCCATAATATTATTATATTATACCACAGTTTCTATATAATGTAAATGGTTATTTTAAGTTTTTTACTGCATTGCCACCAATACGACAATTAATAATACCATTATAGTATTTATCATCAATAAGCACATCTCTATCGAACTGTTCTTTAGCTTCCATATAAGCACATTCACCTTTTGTTTTACATAAGTGAAGTATTTCTCTATGAAACATTTCATGGCCTTGTGTATCTACTTCTTCTTTAAGATGTACGTTACTCCCGTAATAATTTTTCCAATCTGACTCAACAAGTAATCTTTTTCTACGTTTTCTTGTCTTTGTTATTGGTAATGTTTTCTTGCTCCAAAAGAATTTCTTTCCGATATACATTCGTCCTGTCGCTCTGTTCGTTATCATGTAAACAAAACCGTATACGTCTTTGTGATCGTAGTCTTTCGGCATTTCGTATTTTTTGCCTTTGTAAACCCATTCCATACTCTTATTTATTCATCGAAATCTAACTCATCGACAGCTTCTACTGCTGAACCACAATGTGGACAGTAAATAGGGTCAGGTCTTTCTTCTTCAAAATACATCTTTGTAGAAGTAAAACAAAACTCACAGTTGTGAGTGTACCAATGATTTGGCTCCATGGATTATCCCAATTGTTCTTTTAGTTTATCGTATCCACCAATCTTTTCGCCATTGTATATAATCTGTGGAAACGTTCTCGCTCCTGGAAAAGTTTCTAACATCTCTTCTCTACCGAAGTCTGTACCTAATTGTTTGTATTCGTATTCTAATCCTTTTTGCTCACATAAGCTTTTAGCCATATCGCAAAATGGACACATTGTTTTTCCGTAAATAGTAATCATAATGTCTCCTCAATAAATTTACCAATTGTTTCAATATCTTGTTCTGATAACATTCCAGCTTGAGCCCACATAGTAGAACTCATAGCTCCAACTTCACCTCTATTTTTGTATGTAGTTAATCTATCTATAATGTATTCAGATGATTGACCTGCTAGTGCAGGAAATGCTCCCATGCCTTGACCTTGCTGACCATGACATGCTGCGCATCCAGCCCATAGACCTCTAATAGAACTAAAAGGATCTTCATTAGCTGCAGCCTGTTTCATCTGTTCAATTTCTACTACAGTACCATTGAGTTTGACATATTCTTCATAGCATTCACCGTAACATCCATGAACTCTATCATACCCTTTGTATTCCAAATTATTATATGCCATGGCAATAGTACCTGTCATAAATAAACATATTGTTAATATATATCCTTTCATTATGCCTCCTTGTCAATATCCCATGTGATTATATTTTTACCTTTCTTCGAAGGTCTGTTTTGCCAGAACTTCCATTGTTCTTGTTCTTGTCTCCATTCAAATAACCATGGAGCATTATCTCTTTCTGCATCTAAGAAGATTGCATTCGTAAATGCAAGTGGTATTAATACTCCTGCATGTACTACTATACTAAGTACTGTATTATATCCTAGCCATCCCATATAAAAAGATGCTACAAATCCAAAATATACTGACCACATTGTAAACAATACTAACATAAAGTATGTCTGTAATGATGGGTCTGGTATATGCTTAAGTGGATTGTACTTAGCATTCATTACTAATCTCCAGCTGTCTACTATCCACATTGTCACTCGTCTAAATAAATTAGGTTTCTTCATAATTCCATTCCTTTAAAAGTATCTTCCGATACATCTTGTTTAACTCCGCCAACAACATAAGAACTTATTTCTGTTTCTTGTGGTGCAACTTGTACATTACCTCCGGAAATCCATTTTTCCGTCCATGGAAGTGGATTCATTTGAGGTACAGTATATGGACAAGTTAATCCTATTGCTCGCATTCTTTTACAGCCAATCCATTCAACATATTCTTTCAATATGGTTTCGTTTAAACCAATCATAGAACCATTTTTAAATAGATAGTCCGCCCATTCCTTTTCTTGCTCAATAACTTTAACAAATAATTCTGTAGCCTGTGGCTCCATTTCTTTTGCTATCTTTTGCATATCCTTATCTTCTTTTAATAATAATTTAATCATTGTTGTGGTCGCAGCCAAATGTGTATTCTCATCACGGGCAATAAATTTAATAATCTTTGCATTACCCTCCATCTTTTTGAGTTCAGCAAATGCCCAACTGCAGGCGAAGGATACATAAAAGCGAATTCCTTCCAGAGCATTGGCTGACATCAAGCACATATACAATGAACGTTTATGGTCCATTTTATTTGTAGCTGAATTATTATCTTTTATTAAATCATCATAATAAGTTGCAATATCGTTACCACATTCAAGTATTTCTTTTACATCAAGTAAACCATCAAACACATAAGATGGGTCAGGATAAACATTTCTAATAATATGTGTATATGACCTTGAGTGAATTGTTTCAAAAAAGGACCAGGTCTCAATCCAATTCTCTACTTCTGGTAGTGAAGCGATTGGTAAGAATGCAATATTTGGTGCTCTTCCTTGTACACTATCCAATAATATTTGACGTTTAAGATTAGATGTAAAGATATGTTTTTCGTGTTCAGTTAATGCATCAAAGTCTTTCTTATCTTTTGAAATATCAACCTCTTCTGGTCTCCAAAAGAATCCTAATTGCTTTTCTGTAATCTTTTCGATTTGTGGATACTTAAGTAAATCAAATCGCTGTATATCAACTGACTCATCTAAAAACATATTCTTAGTTAAATGAGACTTTTTATTTTTCTTCAGTATTGACATCTCGCCTCCATGATATTGTTGATTTTGTTTCTATAGCATCTTGTGCACATTGTATATAATCCTTATCCTCTTCGCTTAACACAGACCAAAACTTACTAATCGTCAATGTATGTTCATAGACGACTTCTGGTCTTTTCATGTGGTAATCTTGTTCCATCCAATTTTGCAGGATGTCCATTCTTTCGTTAATCTTATCTCTTAAATTTTGCAAGAGTCACAATCCTCATCTTCGATATCTGGTGACGTACCACTTTCATAAGTGTGTAATTCTTCAACCATTTCACCCGCACCGTCATATGTATTGAAATAATATAATTGCTTCAATCCATATTTGTATGCGGTCACTAAGTCCTGTATCATTACGGACATAGGTATCTTATTATCCTCATAGTGTTCTGGATTATAAGATGTGTTAACCGAAATACCTTGGTCGATATATTTTTGTAATATACCACAGATGCCAAGATAGCCTGCCGGTGACTTTTGGTCCCAGAGTAAATCGTACTTGTTCTTAAGGTGGTGATAACCTGGTACTACTTGTGCCATTACACCATCTTTACTTTGTTTATATGATACTAAAGCTCTAGGAGGTTCAATACCATTTGTACTATTACTAATCTGAGCAGATGTTTCAGCCGGCATTAATGCCATGAGAGTAGAGTTTCGAATACCTGTTTCTCTGAGTTGCTTTCGCAAATCTTCCCACGGTAGACGTTCCTTATGCTCTGATAAATTATCTATCGCTCTCTTGTAAGTATCGATAGGAAGTATCCCTTTGGAATATTTCGTATCATTATTATATATTAGTTTTCCTTTTTCAACAGCTAGGTTTGCTGACGCTTTAATCAAATAATATGACCATGCTTCTGCAAATTCATCTACTATATCATATGCGGATTCATCATATTTAAGTCCACGTTTAGCTAGGAAATATGCTAGATTAATAATACCTATACCTAATGGTCTTCTATTCTCAGTTCCTCTTTGCGCAGCGAACACTGGATAATCTTGGTAATCTAATAATTCGTCGAGAGCTCTAACAGATAAGTCACAATACTTTTCAAACTCATGTGGCTCATTTATTAAACCCCAGTTGATTGCTGATAAAGTACATAAAGAAATTTCACCATCATCAACAGGACCATCGTCCATAGGTTTAGTTGGTAAATCGATTTCACAACATAAATTACTCATGTGAATCGGTGCGACCTTAGGGTCAAAAGAACTATGATCATTTGCATGGTCAACATTCATTAGATATATTCTACCTGTATCTTTTCTTTCTGTTAAAAACATTTGGAATACTTCAAGAGCTGGCAATGTTTTCTTTCGAATAGAATATGCTCTTTCGTATTTTTCGTATAGTTCTTTAAATAAATCTTGGTCAGCAAAGAATGCTTCATATAATCCCGGTACATCATTAGGGTCAAAGAATGTTATATTACCACCAGTTAACAATCTTTCATACATTAGTTTATTAAACTGGAATGCATAATCCATATGACGGACTCTTGTTTCTTCTGTACCTTTATTATTTTTGAGTACTACTAAATCTTCAAACTCATAATGCCATACAGGTAGATATACTGTGGCCGCTCCACCTCTTACGCCACCTTGTGAACATGACTTAACAGCTGATTGGAAATATTTTAAGAATGGTATTAAACCTGTATGTACTACAGAACCATCACCTATCTTTGCACCTAGTGCTCTTATACCACCAGCACCGATTCCAATCCCAGCTTTCTTACTTATGTATTTAACAATAGATGAAGCAGTAGCATTAATAGAGTCAAGACTATCCCCAGACTCAATAAGAACACATGAGCTAAACTGTCTAGTAGGTGTTCTAACTCCCGCCATGATTGGCGTAGGTAACGAAATGTAAAATTGCGATATCGCATCATAGTAATCCTTTACGTATTTTAATCTGTTTTCTTTATATCCACTAAAGAGTGTAGCCGCGACCATCATGTATAACATCTGTGGCGTTTCATAATGTGTCTTATCTCTTCGGTCTTGAACTAAATATTTACCACGAAACTGTTCCATACCTGCATATGTAAATGTATCGTCTCTATCGTGTTTAATATAATCATTAAGTTCATCAATTTCATCTGGGCTATAATTTTGCATTATGGCTCCATCATATACTCCACGGTCGACATTTGAAACTATAAGTTCTCTTAAATGCCATGGAGTATAATCTCCGTAAACTTCTTTTCTTAATTTATAAGATATAAGTCTAGCCGCTACGAATTGGTAATTTGGAGTTTGTTCTGATATAAGTTCAGATGCAGATTTAATTAATAACTCATGAATGTCATAAGCTGGAATTTTATCATAAAGCTGAATGTTTGCTTTAAGTTCAATCTCTGACATAGATACACCGCTGATATCTTCAACAGCCCATTCTAAAACTTTATGTACTTTATCTAAATCGAAAGGTTGAATACTTCCATCTCTTTTTGTGACGTTCATTGTGTTTATCCCATTCATAATAATATATATTATACCACAGTTTACTTTATATGTAAACTACTTTTTTTCTAATTCTTCTATTCTTTTTACCAAATCGTGGTAACCATCAAAATCTTCTAAGCAGATTGGTGGGTGAGAATCTCGTTCTAAAACGGCGATTCTTTTTGATATGCCTGGGTACTTTTCGTGAAACTTTTTCTCTTGTTTGATTATATCAATACCAAGTTTCTTTTCGCACCATGCATCTAGTTTTAACAACCAAGGATGTAGTGGTTTAAAGGCTATATTCTTTGAAGCTAGAGAAAATATAAGTTTTAATACTTTTAATATTAAACCCCACATTAGTTCTTCTCTACTTCAATTCCTACGCCTTCCTCACCATTTGGTAAAGTTACGTTACGATAATAAACTATAACTTCACCTAATTCTCTAATATATCTTCGAATCTCTTGATTATTAACTGTCATTTGTTTATAATCACCAACAGTTGTAGCTACAAAAACAACATCTCCGTTATTTTGAGCTTTCATTTCGTCAAGAAATCTATCAAGGTATGTATATCCTACTGGCCAATCTGGATTTTCTCTATCCTCTAACTCACATGACTTAGGTCTTTTAGTTTCACCTTCAACCTTTTTACATGGGTTAGCAATTCTAGCTTCAGATACAACATACCATTTTGGAGTATTTAAAGAGACTTCCCTAGGCAGGGTTGGTTGTATGATTTGTAACTCTATCGGTTTAGATACAACTTCAACTTGTTTAGTTCCTAATAGTGAACATCCACTAATCAGAACTATCGTTGCCAAGGTCACTAATGTTTTTAGTGTCATTTTCAATCTCCTTTATCACTTCTTCTGTTCCTTTATTAAATCTGATTTCCATTAAACCAGGTTTAGCAATGGCCAGTTTTTCAAAATTATGTTTAGATAATATACTTAAATACTTATCCTTATCTGCTTCAATCTGAGCATTCTTACGAGCAAGATTAGACAATTCTTTTCCTTGCCTCTCATAATTCTCTTTGATTGTATTTATGGTTTGCTTCTGTTCTTCAACAGCTGCTTCGAGTTTTACATTATTTGCGGAAAGTGTTTGATTCTCATTATATAACCAATAACCACCTAATCCTAATACTAATATAATTCCTATCAATACTTGTTGCATTACTGTTCCTCTATTCTATATCTCAATCCGCTTTCGCATTTAATATTAATACTTTTCTTATCTTCATCAATAAACCTTAATTCTTTAAATGTTTGTTTACTGATTTTACGAACATTCTTGAATGTTCTATCATCTGCATTACCCCATTCACTATCATACGAAATATGAATAGTATATCGTGTGGTAAATAAATCTATAAACCAATTAATTATTCTTTTTACGTGATTCACGAGCTGCTCTCCTAGCGAGGATTCTATTTAAAAATTCTTTAGCCTCTTTAGTTCTGCCATCATAACGTTTCAAAACTTTTTTCTTTTTACCTGTTTGTTTATCAAATACTGCATCAGACGGAAGTGATACACCTCCTCCACCTACTGAGTTAGCTGCAGCCTCTTCCCACTGTTGAATATATTCTTGGAATGATTTTGTATATTTTGTTGCCATTTATCTCTCTATATCGTATTGTGAAATATAAACTTTTCTATTTGTTAAAATATGTTTAGCTTCATATATATTTATATTTAAAACTTTATCAACAGGAACTGTAAAATCTTCACACCTAACTTTTGTACCCTTTTTAAATATAGGGTCTCCTGTTGTTTCATCACAAATATTTTGCTTTAAAATATATGTGCCTGGTTTAAGTTCTTCAAAATCATTTATGTATAAACTACTTTCATAAATAAAATCATTTAAAGTTAATTCAGCTTTACTTAAAGCAATTTCAATTTCTTCATCAGACATACCTGTTTGTTCTCTAATTAAAAACAGTGCTGATGCATAAGAACCAAGTTTACCAAGTGGAATAATCTTTTTAAGATTAAATACTAATCTATGAAAAACAGTATAAGAATTTTTTTCGTCTTTAGTTACTCGTTCTTTACCTTTTTTAAGTACCTTCCCTTTGGCATCTATTACGCCAAATTTAAAAGCATCTGTTTTTTCAAAAGGCGTGACCAATAGTTTTAAAAAACGAACAGCATAAGCAAAATCTGCTATTGCTTTTAATGATTCTCTAACTAATACTCTTTGTGTCATAACTTTCTTAATACATCTACTATGTATGGGTCCATTGGTATTTCTACCTTTTCTTCTTCTGGTAAATAATGTAAGTACACTAGAAATGGTTTAATCATATTCCAATGTTCTTCATTAATTTTAAACCACATCATTTTATTACAAGCATCAATACCAAACACATTATATAAAACTATTATATGGTTGAGTATTAATCTCTCTTGTAAATCACCAGTAAGCTCGTATCGTTTAAGCAATCTTTTTAAGTATTTAAATCTACTTAAGTCTTGTTTAAACTCTTCTATGTCTAAGCAATCTGGATTATCATAGTGCTTAGCTGCATAAAGCTTAAAATTCCTATGTGTCAATTTATCAAAGTTTTTCATATTATAAAATTATATATAACTTTATATATTAGTCGCTTTCGTTATCAGCTTCGTAATTTTTATCCACGTAATTAAAAAATTCTTTTTTCTTATCTCCTTCAAGTTCAGCAGGTGATTTAACACCATACTTTTTCAAAGCAGCTTGAAAGAATTTTTGATATTTTTCTTTTTTACTTTCTTCTTTAGTAACCTTTTCCTCAACTGATTCTTTTTTAAGAGCTTTGATTTTATCTTCAAGCTTATCTATTTTATTTTGAGCTGATTGCCATAGGCCTTGGTAAAAATCCTCAGAGTCGTCCATCTTTTCTTTATCAATTTTTCCGTCTCTGAATTCTTTTTCTCTTTTATCTAACCTATCATCAGCGTCTTTTTGTTTTTTCTTAAGATCTTTAATCTCATCAGTATAAGATTTGAGTTTAGCAGCTTTTTTATCGCCTGATGTATCAGTACCAGCTACTTTATCAACTCCTCTTTGAATTCCTTTCTTAGCTTTTGAGGCGGCCTTTTTAGCAAATCCCAATATCTCATCAACTTGTTCTTTATCTTCTTTAGTAACTGAGCCGTCTGGGTTCTCACCTGACTTCTTAATTACATGTTTCTTTTTGAATTCCTTTTCCTTTCCAGGTCTAGGTTCTTCAACCTCTTTTACGTTTTTCTTTTCTTTTTTGACAGCCTTTCCTTCCAACACATCTTTTACGACGGATGCAATCTCTAGGCCCTCTTTATCAGTAAGTTTCATTTCTGTTATCCTCCGTTAAAGTAACCACTGTGTAATACCATTTCCCAAGTAAATGCTGATATTAAACCAACAACAATTACCCAGAAAACTTTATTAATTAAAGCAACAGTATTGGAATTGCCTGTCGCCAAACCTTCCACTCTGTCTATTCTATTTATAAGATTTTGTATCTGTTCTGACTGTTGTTTACTAAAACTTGTGAGCGTATGTATTTTCTCTTCAGCTCTAGCTAACATAACAATAGCCTCTCCCATCTGGTCAATCTTTTCTTCAATTCTATCCAACCTTTGAGATTGGATTGTATAAACTTGTTTATTTTCATCACTCATTTCTGAATATAACCCTACATTTAAGAGGAGTTACTCCTCTGATTAATCTATGGTATTCTCCTTTTTTAATTTCAAAAATCATACCTTCTTCTAACAAATATGGCAAACAATTCTCGTATTGAAATTGCCAACCTTCTCCCTCAAGTACTTCAATCTCACGGTTCTCTTTGTCCCGATGCCATACATATTCAGAATCATCTCGTGTAGGATAGAAAGTCCTTACGACTCCACCTATTTCTACTTCCTCAATAAAAGGAAAGTTTAGTTTACCAGAAATAGTTGCCGCCACCTTTCATCCCTAGTTCTTTTGCAAATTTTGGTAATCTGCATGCCCAGTATCCTGCTTTCATCTTATCTGTTTTTGTATCACAGTTATGTCTAGTAGCAAAATTCCTAGCCGCATCTCGATCATTTATCTTTGCAGATAAACCACCCTTTGCATCTCCAAAGTTAATCTTCTTTACATTACCTGTCTTTGGATCCTTTACGTATACAACATACTTACTTGGACCAGAAGATCTTTTTGGTTTATTTAATTCAGGTTCTTCTATCATAGGCATTTCTAAAGGTACATATTTACCTTCATAAAGGTCAAACCTTTTTTTCCATTCAGTAAATGTTTTAACCTCCGAACTCATGCCCTGCAACCCTTCTCATTTGTCTTTTAAATTCTGCGTAATCTGGTTTCTTTCTGTAGAGTTTAATAGATATTTCATCTCGCTCTTTACCTTTTATTCTCCACTTATAACCTTTTTCTTTATGCTCTGGTTTAGTTGTTGGAACAACTCTTCTTTTGAATCCATCTTCCCAAGATTCACCTTTCTTTTTTCCTGTTCCTTCATTTGCTATAACTTTTTTTAGAGTACCTTTAGGTGGTAATTGACCCATTCTTGTATAATAGTTATAAGCTTTTTTTCTATCTTCTTGACCTTTTAATATTTTATCTATTTCTCTTTTTACACTTGGTGATAATTTATGTTTACCTTTTGGTCCATCTAATTTAAATCCAGGTCTAGGTTTACTTCTTTTATTCATGTGTGTAAAACCTTCTTCTACTTCTTCTTTAGGAACACAATTAGGAACTTTTTTACCGTTCTTCATTTTAGTACCAACCTGGACATAACCTGGCCAACATGGTCCTTTATTTTCGAAGAATGTTTTAAAATCTTTCATTATGCTCCACCTCTTGAACCTGGCTTTTTACTTCTAAATCCTTTCTCTAAATTATATAGGAAGGCTCTATTCTTTTGCTGACCCTTAGTAGTTATTCTTAAACCAACAAGTCTACCAATATTGTTTGCTAATTCAGACTTTCCTTGTTTAAGTTCTTTTTCTAATTTAGCTTGAACATCTTTTAACATAATTTTAATTACGTTTGGTATATCAGCAACCAATGCACTTCTTTCATCGAGTTTACCACCCATTACAAGAGTAGATAATTGATTCACTACTGTTTGCAATACAGTTGCATTCATAGTACTTAAAGTAGTCATTTGGTCTTTAGTAATACCTTTAACCTTTTTAAGCTTTTTAATTAATGCTTGTCTGTTAAACTCTTTAAAACTTTTCATTACTTATCGTCTATAATTAAATCCATTGGGTCTCTAATTTCCAATGTAATACCTGGTGAAAATCTAACTTGTCCGCCTTTTACACTATCATAACCTCTAAGTGGTTTACTTCTAAAAGAACCCTTCATAGCTCTCATCATTGCTTTAAGTTCAGCTTGGTCTTCAGTACCTTGAATCATTATAGAAAAATCATCTTGCATTCTGTAATAATCTTGTACATCTTCCATTGAGAGCGAATCTTCTTTAATCCATCTTCCGCCTTTATGTCCTTTCATACCTATAAGTAAAAAAGTACCTTCTGGTAATTTAGCTTTCTTTTGCATTTGTAATACATAGTCAAGAACAATATCATATCCTTTTCTCATACACCAATCACCCCACATTTTTGTGAGTTTCTTTTCATCAAGTTTGGACATTTTAACTTTCTCAACATGTTTCTTAAATGATTGAGCGACTACGCCACCAATTCTTGACATTGACCCTGCAGGTCTATATGCCTTTTCGTATAAATTTTTTCTTATTTCTTTAAATGATCTTTTCATCTTAACTCCACTTAGGTGCTTTCTTTCTTTTACCAACTCTCATTTTATCGATAGTAACTTCTTCGATTTCTTCTCTTACTCCAATCATATGTCCAATTGAAGCCCAGATTTCTTCTCTAGTCATTGTATCATTCCAACCTAAATCTCTTGGGAATTTTTTAATTTCTGCACTTACTGCATCCCAGATTTCATCTGCTAAGTCGGTTGCTTTATTGGCTCCACCAGCTTTTCTGCCTTTAGCTACATTTTTTAAAACATCATTTAGTTTACTATTAAATTTAGTATTCTTCTTTTCATCATTTGATACAAATGCAAAATAGTAATCACCATCTCTTACTGGATAATCAAGTGATATCCAAGCTTTAGGTCTTGCTGATTTTGCTGATGAATAATCATTTTTTAAATCTTGAAATTGGTCCATAGCTAGGTTATATTTTTTCTGTATTTTTCTAGCTTCTCCATCAGATATCTTTTTAGATAGTGCTTCAGAAATTACGCCTTCTAATAAATCAGGATATAGTTCTTCAATATCCTCATCGTCCATCATATATGCATCTGATTGCAGAAGTTTAATGATATTAGCTTTATTACCAATTATATCAGCGGATGTTCTACCTGATGATTTAATTTTTACCTTAAACTTCTTTTCCAACTTTTTTGTTAAATCAGAGTCGCCAATATAATCAACATCAGCTGTACCCTTTCCTTTACCTGGCTTTACTTTTTCAATAACAGTTTCTTGTGGATTATTTTCTGTAACCCATTCTGACATTGCTTGAATTGCAAATGAATTTGATTTAGCAATTATTTTCTTATCATCAGATTTAACTCTTACTACATAGTGACCACCTTGTTGCTTTTCACTACTTACAACTTCTAGACCTTTAAGCTTTAATGCTTTCATCATAAACTTATTAAGGCTTTGCTTATCAAAGAATGCGTATGAAAAGTTTAGCTCACTTAATGTTTCTTCGTTTACACTTTCATTTGCTAGTCTTAAAGCATCTTTAACCATTGGGTCGTCCCCTAACCCACGTTTCATTTTTTCGATTTTCTTATAAGCACCAGTCATATTACCACCCATGTCAAGAGCAATCTTAACAGCTGCAGCAACTAGAGACGCTGGGAACTTACTTCTGTATTTTTCTCTAATTTCTTTAAATTTCATTTTTTTCTCCTAAACTTTAGCGGCAAGGTCTTTATCGGCGCCTCCCCATGTACCTTTTGATTTGGTAACAAAAGAATTCACTCTTGCTAATCCCCATTGTACAGGCGTAGTACCTGGTCTGTGTCCAGTTCTCCAAGCAGCTACTCCTCTATCAAAAACTTTTTTCAAAATACCATAAGGCATACCAGACTTATCAGCTTTCTTTCTCAATGCCTTTTTAGTATCTTGTTCTGTGACTGTAAAATCTTCAAATGTTAAATGTTCTGCCATCTCACCATACATTTGTTTAAATTTCTTAGTATGTTTTGATGGTTTAGTTTTAGCTGTTGCATCGCCTGGTGCTGGCTCATATGCCTTTGGATTATCATCGTCCATTTTAGACTTTTTGGCAAAATGCGCAGCTCTTTTTGTTTTCGTTGATTTTGTTTTTATACCTTTATAATATCCAGCAGGCTGTGATCCTTTTCTATCTTTAATATCAGGGTCTTGTTTAACTTCTGAAAACGGAGTTGCTTTTAAATAATTCTTCAACGTTTTCTTAGTACCTACTTCATTATATTCTGTAATTTTTTCAACAGCATCTAACCAATATCTCTTTTTATTGTTATCTGTTTCTACGATTACATAGTTAGCACCGCAATGTGCGATTACACCTTCTTCATTTGATTCTTTAATGCGAACTTTATTTCCTGTTGTATATAGACTTCCTTCAATATACTCTTCTCTTGTTTCTGATACTGGAGATAATTGAATATGTTTTCTAAATGAGTTCTTTTCTTTTAAACCCATTCCTTTTCTAACCGCATTAAATAAATCATTAGGATGGTATCCTGAAGGCAATCCTTTAGAAAAGCCTTCAAGATCATTTTGTTGAGCGGCCATTCGCATCTTTGAAGCTGACATCCCAGTTGCGCCATCTGCATCTGGGTCCCTGTCTCCTGCGCTAACTATATTAATAGCACCTTGGAATTCGTAAAAACCGTGTCTTGATTTGACACCGTTGTATTTGTTTAGTAATATATCAAATTCTTTTATTCTATCTGACCCTGCAACCATAGTTACTTTAGTAAACCCTTGGTCATATAATTTAACTGCAATATCTAAAACAGTTCTTACATCTTTATCCGACATGACATTTCGTGCATGTTTTGGAAACATTTTTCTTAAGAATTTGATTTTATCTTTGAACTGAAGTGGATTCTTTTTGCTATCCACTGATCTTGATGCATATATACGATATGCTCCTCCACGGCTGATTTTTTTCAGAGTATCAAATAATTTTTCATGACCAATCGTTGGAGGATTAAATCTTCCAAATACGAAAGTAACTTCTTTTGTTGACTCTGTTAAAAAATCGCTAAATGATTTAACTGACATTTATTTCCTCGGTATCCCATTTAGTTGGGGTTATCCCAACCTTTTATAATATCTTTGCTAAAGTTGTTTGTAGAAAATTCCATTCTATCCACAAGCTTAACAGCACCACCTTCTAATCGGTCTATTGCCACAAAGCCTTCAACGCCGGTGACCTTAAACCCATTTTTAGTTTTTACAAACGTATCAATTTTAGATAGTTTGTTTAATTTATTTATAATAATTAATTTGCTATCGATGACTAAATTCTGCAAATCAAAGATTAATTTTAAATTTTTTATGTTTTCTTTACTGAAAAATGATAGTAATGCATCTCTTTTTTGAATTTGAGCATCTTTACCTTTTGGGGTACTTCTTTTATCAATTTCCTTTTGGTATCTATTACTTACAAACATAACTAATCCTGTAGCATGAGATTTAGTATTTGTAATTCTTTGTCCTTCTCTGACCTTTGTATTATTATATGTATTAATGATTAAATTAAGTTCTTTATTAGATTCAATCTCTTTTAATACTCCACTAGCAATCTTTTTAAATATTTTTCCTGCATCTGATAGCTTTTTAGAAATCTCTAAGTTATCATCTCTAGTTAAAGTAGCTGTCCCTGATAAATCTCTTAATGTTGCGTCGACCATCCATACCTTTGAGCTTTTTCGTAATTTAGGAACAATCTCTTTTCCAAACTCTGCATTCATATTTTCAAATGTTCCACCTGAATATGTTGTATGCCATACTATTCCTATTTCAGCTTTACTTATTTCTTTACCTATTTGGCTTTTAGCTGGGACTGCATAAACAATCGTATTAGGATGGAAAGTAATATGTGTTTCACCATTAATCTTTTCTTTCTTTAAATCTTTTTTCTCAAACATAAAGTCGCCCTGGATAACACCTTTAATTCCAAGACCTTTAAGATTATCAAATGCCATTTTTAATTTACGATTTAAATCACCAGATGTATCAGCATCAATATCTTCATGATTTTTATATACCTTTGGATTGGCATTAAATATACCTTTCTTTGCTACAAAGAATTTTCCATCTCTTGGATCCTCTCCAGCAAATACGGCGGGGGCACCGTCCCACTTGACAGTAATGTCCATTGGTGCTTTTGCATTACCGCTCAACATATCCCTCATTGACCTAAGCGCTAGGATTGCCTGGCGTGCCCCCTTAACTCCACCGTCCAAGATTAAGTCCTCAATATGAGTCATATGAGTGTTCTTGGATTCGGCTAAATAGTTATTAAAATTTTTCATAATCGATAAAATCCATTAATTTATTTGCAAGTAATACACCTGCGTTATAATCAGCTGGGTAATGTAACCCTGCTATTACTCTTCCATATCCACATTTATTTGCCATAGCTTCTAAGTTAGATTTATGGTTAGAATATTTTCTAGCATAATGTAATGCTACGACTAATGGTTGAACGGTATGTCCTGAAGGATAAGAAGGTGTTTTTGATGTTTCTGTTTTAAACCTTCTAAGCTCTAAATTATAGTACGCAGCAACTTGATATGGTCTTGGTCTATTAAAATGATTTTTGTAGTGTCTGACAATCGGTACACATTGATCTTCTATGTATTCAATTACAGCATTATCATATTCTAAATCATTATTATCCATATATTTTTTTATGAAATATGATGCATCAGTATCACATAATTTATATTCTTCAATTTGTTCTTCTGTCGCTGAATGACATATTTCAATTACTTTATTAACTTCTACCTTTTCCGGGGGCGGAGGGGGTAGTTGTATTGTTTGCCATCCATCTCTAAAGATTTTAATATTATTATATTTTGCAGGCTTTAGCTCATCTTGTGGTTTATAAACTAATATATCTTCATTAATAAATTGTTTTAATCTACGCATTATTTCCCTGCCTTAACATATGCACTTGATTCAGCTGTAGATGAACCTGCATAGTTTACAAAATTTGTTATAAGTTCATTTAATTTGCTTCTAGGTATATTATTAATATAATACCCTAATAATGTAATTCCAAATTTAGCGGAAATCCAATGTCCTGGCATAGTAATTACCTTTGCTTTAAAATCTTCATAAGACATATCTTTATAAAAATAATTATAATATTTAAAATATTCTTTTATTGCCCTTTCATCTTTTTTCTTTTCAATACCTATAGCAACTTTTTTAGCATGTTTTGATACAGGTTGTAGTTTGAATTTTTTACCATATCTCTCAAGATATCCACTCATTACTTCCCAACCTAATCCACCACCTCTGGCTTTCTTACCTTTAATTTCCGCTTTAATAGAACCAAAGTGTTTACCATCTTTAATGGTCATTTCACCACCATCATAATCAATATGACCCATCTTAGATGACCAATAGTTTCCACCTTTTGATTCTAATCTAAAGTCTTTAAACTTATAAGTTTTAAGTAGAGATTTATCAATATTGTATTCCTTAATAGGAACAGTTTTTGTCATAGGACCTTTGAGAGAAATACCTACACAACTTCTGTTTAAATAATTTTCTAGTATGTCAGCATTTAATCCTTCAACTGTAGCTGTGTTTAAACTATTAATATCAAAAGATTTATCTACCGCCCATACATCACCAGGATTCCATTTATCATCTTTAAGTGGCTTAATGCCCATGTTAGCAAATGCTTCGTTTTTCTTTTTATATATGCCATTCATTATTTTACTATTTCTATGAATAACATGTCCTTTTTTAACATAACCTAATTTAATTAATTCTTGTGATATATTATATGAAGATAACATCCAATCATCTGGTATATCTTCTAATTCATTCCAAGTAGCATCAACATCAGCAGACTTGTAAGCATTTTTTAATATATCGTTTGTAAAAAAGTCTAATGGCTGTTTATGACCATGCTCTAGCATAGCATGTAAAAATACAGCATTATGTGATTCATAAATTTTTGTATTTAAACTACCGCCACCAGCACCACCAGTTCCACCACCAAATACTTTTGATTTTTTAAGATCATTAGTATATATGGTACCACCGTTAGTTTCTAATGGAATTCCACCTCTACCAAAATGTAAAGGATTCTTTTTAAATAGTTTTATTTTTTCTAGGGCATCGTCAATATTGATTACGACGACTGTACCACCTTTTGCTAATTCTAAAGGTTTACTTCCACGAACTAAATCACGAAGTATATCTATTCGTTCTTCTCCAGTTTTAGAATTTTTTTCGTCTAGAACAGACGGTGTAAGCTTTGTACCTTCGCTTATTACTTGTGGTTTTGTACTAAAAGTTTTAAAGTTCATAAATAGATTCCCTTGTTACTAATCTATTTATACTTTTTTAAACTTTAAAATAAGGGTTTGGTACTATATTTCCTTTATTATCAAAAGAAATAACTTTGTTATCATGAAGTACTTCAATAGTACCTTCAGCTCCTGCACGGACTCCTTCATTATGACCAATTTTATATGAGCCATAATTACTACCGATGAGACATACTAAGGAAACTAAGATAATTAAATCCATTTTCTATTCAACTCCACATCGTAGCCTTTTTCTACCATTTGCTTTTGAAACAATAAAGCTTCTTGCATTTTTTCAAAAATATAATCAGCAACAGGTAATTTCTTTTTACCTTTAGTTGCAATTACTTGGAAAGCTTGGTTCTTGGTTTCCATATCGATTAATTTATCGATTTTTGACTCAATATCATCAAGTCTTGACATAACGTCATCAAAATTATAATAACTCATTTTAGTTTCTCCTCAACTATTTTAATTACTTTTTCTTTTTTATACCACAGTCCTGAGTAGATTGTGGTTGCACCATCTTGCCATTCGACTATATATCTTTTATATCCAAATGGTCTTTCGGAGAATATTCTTACATCTCCATAATTAGCTTCTAATAATCTCATAAGACTTTCAGCTCCTGGATAAGGGCTCTACCCCTATCAGTAAATAGGAACCCATGGCTCCATACGAAGTATTCCAAATCTCCGCCATAATCCGAAGAATCTAGAAGCCATCTTAGAGCTGACTCTCTATTACCAGCACCAGACGCCTGGACTGATAAAATGAGTGACTCGAACTCATCAGCACAAAGCTCTTCTTGAGCTTTCTCTTGCTCATACACTTCGTTAGCAATAGTGCTAAGCTTATCAAGCTCAACCTTGAGCTCTTCCACAGACATGTGGTCATAGCCACCTCTAGGTCTGGACCCATACGCACTCTTGTGCATATCGGAAATGTATTGGAGCAATTGCTCTTGCTCTGTGAGTTCGTCCCATTCTTTAATCATAATATTGTTCACTCCTTTCGTAAATATATAAATCAACTCTTTCCGCATGTCTCAAAGGTAATTCTTGGTCATACGCATAATAATTTCTGCCATCTTTAACTGCAGCTTCCTTTCTAGGTCCTCTTCCATGAAGCTGAACTCTATATCTTGGAAACTTTACACCAGCTTTATTTTTCCATGGACTTTTTTCTGCATCTTTAGATGTCCTATTAATAACTTTAACAACTTCTCTAATTTTAGAAACTTCTAACATATCTCCTGCACATTTAGTCCAATATGTTCCGACATAACTTTTTGATCCTCTAGCCATTATACGCACCTCTCTTCAAATCTTTGCATTACTAATCTTTCTCTTAGCATATCCATATCAGCAAAAGCTAAGAATTCATCAAATGAATCAGCAATAGGTACTATACCTAATTCATTAACTACTGACATTGATGATAGCTCATTGACCTCTTCAGCAATCTGCTCGAGGATTTGGTCGTTTATATTGTTTGACATATTTTCACTCCTTTTTAAAATATAATACCATTATACTACGGTCAACAGAAAATGTAAATAGCTAAAATGAAATTGTTACACAATTGTTACATAACTGTAACACAATTGTAACATTACTCTAAAAGAAAGGGGCCGAAGCCCCTCATGAACTTACAATTGCTTAAAATTAAGCAACTTCTGATTTAACAAAAGTGTAGACACCGTAAGCGAGTGCTACCCAGGCTAACCAATCAATTAGTCCACCTAATAGGATATATCCTAGGGATAAACCTATAATCACACCGCCATCCCAAGTGGTTCTTTCGTTCCATCTTGCTACGACCCATTCTTTTGCTACATTAAATAGTTCCATAAAGTTCTCCTATTATACTTTAAAGTCAGCGAAAGAGTCTGGTTGTTCTCTTTCACCGAACTTATTTATTGGTTTGTCGGGGGTCATATCAGACATAATATCTGATTGAGCCGACTCTTCCACATCATATAGTTTCATGCGGGAACGATCCACGCCAACCACGAACCTTCGATATTTGGTTGGATCGTTATACCTATTCTTCAATTGCTTTACCAATAATTGGCCTAACTCTTCAAGTTCCTCTGTTGAAATAAGAGCAAACATTAAGTCAGCCGTTGCTGGTAAACCAAAAGATTCAGATGTATCCTCAAGTCCGACATCAGTGTTACTGAACCCTGACCTTGTGGTCTGAGTTGCCGATACTATTGGAACATTGAATTCCACAGCTAAACCACGAAGTTCTTCCGCGATAGCTTTAATGTATGTATAACTATTTATACTTCCGCCCATACCTCGCATACGCGATGAAGCACAAATATTTAAATAATCTATATAAATTATGTCTGGTTTAAAGTTTTTCTTGAGTTTTAGCTCATTGAGTAGTGCTCGGAAGTGGCCTGTATGAGCTGAACCTGTTGGATATTCTTTTACAATAAGTTTACCAATTGCACCTTTTGCTATCTTTCCAATCTTATCATCAAAGACTCTTTTAGGTAAAGATGATAATTGTTCAATAGGTAAATTCATAAGGTTAGCATCTATTCTTTCCGCTATTCTTTCTTCAGCCATTTCCAATGTAATGTATAAAACATTCTTACCTTGCTCTAGAACTGATGAGGCGCAATGACACATAAACAAAGACTTACCCACACCAGTCCCAGCAAGAGCGATATTTAAAGTTTTATTTGGAAGACCACCTTTTGTAATTTTATTGAAGTAATCTAAATCAAAAGGTATTCTATCTTCTTTTAAATTATAAAAATCAAACCTTTCAGAAGAATTATCAATATAGTCATGACCAATAGCTTGGTCAAAACTAACGCCAAGAGCATCTGACAATATCTCAGGTATAGCACCTTCACTTCTTTTAGTATCCTTTTTATCGATAATCTGAATAGATTCCATTATAGCATTATAGACTGCTCTTTCCCTACACCAGTTTTCAGATTCTTTAATTAAGTAATCAGTATCAACATCTGACTTTTCTTGTATTTCTTCAATTAGTCTTGATGCTTGATTTAATATTTCTTCATGTGCATTTATTTTTTTCAGCTCAAGGTCCAATACTTTTGCTGTTGGTAATTTATTATGTGCATTAACAAAACTAACTATTAAGTCAAATACTGTTCTATGAGAACCATCAAAGTATTCCTTTTTAATATAAGGAATTACTCTTCTGCAATATTCTTCGTTATTGAGAAGATGGTTCAGTATGTGTGTCGGTAGTGTCTGATTCAATATTATTTCCTATCTTTGCTTTATCGTTTTCTAAGTTATTTATAATGATATGTCTTAACACATCACCCATGTAATTTTTAAAGTGTTCACTTTTCTCTAGCTCATCAACGGTATGTTCTGCTGGGTCAGCTACTTGAAATGTAAACCCTAAACTAGCCATATCTAGTTCAGGGCTTTCTTTTATTGATACTGTGCCATACATTACGATAACGTCTTTATATTCTCCAGTTTTAAATCTTACACCTTGTATAGGATGTTTAGGATTATCTACAAAAGCGTAGTCGTTTTCAGTAATATCTGACATTATTCTTCCTCAAGATCCAAATCAATTTCAAGTAATGGTTTGTGACCAATAGAATAATATGTTTTAATGAATTCTTTAAAGTCAGTTTCTTTAATAATTGGATCCCAGAACTTTTTAGTTTTAGTATCTTTTTCTCTAACTTTAGTATCTTCAATCTCTCCAGTTTCTCTATCGACTCTAGCATACCAACCAACATTTGGTTTGGTTACATATCCACCAGCTAGAGCAACATCTAGTAATCCACCATAATTTGCGATACCACCTTCCCATGTTACTTCAACTGGGATTTTAGATTTTTCTTTTACAAACCTTGATTTCTCTACATTAATTATAAATTGATAACCTGATACTTCAGTACCTTTCTTCTGCTGACGTCTTCCAATAATCCAAATGTTATCAGCTGAATAATAAATCCCTGTACCACCAGAAACAATTGATTTAGGAAATAACCCAATCTCTTGATATGTATGGTTAACAGCGAGTAAAGGGACGTTCTTCATCGTAAGATAAGGAGTGACCATTCGGAACAATCCCTTTAACGCTTTTGCTCTCGACATGTCAGCAACTGACTTTTCATTGAGAGCATCTTCCAATTCTTTCTTAGATGCTAAGTTACCAATAGAATCAATAACGATTACTACTTTGTCTCCTCTTTCAATATTTTCTAACTGACCAACTAAATCAAACTTTAATTGCTCAACATCAGTTATAGGAGTATGTAATACTCTACTTGTGTCAATACCAAATGACTCAAAGTATTTTTGTGGTGAACCAAACTCTGAATCATAGAATAGCATAACAGCATCTTCATATTTGTTAAGATAAGCTGCGCCCATAAGTAACGCAAAACTTGTCTTAAAGTGTTTTGATGGACCAGCTAAAACAGTAAGTCCTGATGATAGCCCTCCGTCCATATCTCCTGATAACGCTACATTGACCATAGGTACATCTGTAGCAATCATATCCTTTTCGGCGAATAGCGGAGAATCAGATAGTACATCAGTACTTTTGATTTTACTATTCTTTTTTAATTTATCCATTATAGACATTATCTTCTACTCCTGCCTCTTGGGCTATTTAATTGATTTTCCATTCTCAATGCTTTGAGATGGCGACTTCTTGCTTCAGCCTTTTTTCTTTTTCTTTTGGCTGTAGGCTTTTCATAAAATTCTCTTTTACGAACTTCTTGAACTATCCCAGCTTTTTCACATTGCTTTTTGAACTTTCTTAAAGCTACATCGAAAGGCATTGGCCTTGCTGGGCGTTTATCTTTTGGATGCCTCTTACGAGGTCTTAAATCTACTGACGGCATAGTCACTCCTATTTTTAAACATATATACTATATTATACCATAAATTCATCTAGTTGTAAATGGTTCTTTTCATATTCATACACTTTTCTTTTATTATCTTGTAGTAAATATTCTGTGTCAATTAAATCTAATCTACCATCAAAATAAAGCTTTATTTGTTCCATCATATCTTGAGCTGTTTTTACAGGTACATTTTGACATATATGATTATATGAACCTCTAGGATTAATTAATTCAAAATCTTGAGGTAAATACATTATACTTAACATTTCTCTGAAAGTTAAATATCTATCTTCTACTGGATGTACTAAGCATGATGGTAAGTGTCCAACGAATGCTCCAATATAATCATTAGGTAAAGTAAGAGTTCTACGCATAGTAAATCCTCCAGCCTTTTCTTTGTCTGACATTCTTTTTAATACTCTATGCCATCTCTTAGCACCATCATCATCTCTTTTTTCTAGGTCAGAAATAATATCATCCCAAGCTTCAAACTTAGTACTTCCCATTCTATCTAAAATGGTATATAAATTTTCATTTGGTTTTTCTAGTGATTCTACAAATTCTTTATGTGTCATACCATGTTTATCTAATATCCAAGCATATACAGTATCATCAGATGGTTTATTTTGATTATAAACTTCTGACATAGGATCACCTTTTTTATTTTTTACTGATTTAAGTAAATCCTCAATTCTTTGATGCGGTCTATGGATATAATTGAATAAAGGAACTTTATTACCTTTCCAAAAGAAATAGAATGTTCTATCTCTGATTTGTGAATACCCTTGAATTTTAGATTTTGTTTTATATATTGAAAGTGTATATCCATGTTTCTTACCAATTTCTCTTAGCTTTTTAACAACTGGGATTCCAGTGCTTTGTGCTAATCTTGGTGCGTTCTCTCCCCAAAATACTTTAGGTTTAATATTACCTAATACATATTCAGCTGATTCATACATCCAATTATTTGTTGGATTATCTCCAGACGATGCTGGACTTAATGATGATAAACCTGCACAAGGACATACAGTATTAACTACATCAACCTTCTTTGCTTTATACTTCGGATTTTCATCAAGCAATACATAATCGCCTTCCCAACCTTTTTTATTTAAATAATTAAGGTAATGAGCGTCATTCTTTTGAAAGTCAGAATATGATAATACCCACTCTGGGTGCTGTTTACCTAGGGCTTCAGATATACCAATACTCTCACCTCCTATCAAAGGTACTATTGAACCATAAGTTATATTTTTGCTATCCATTTTTTACTCTCTCCCTTAAATCACTTGATGAAAACGAATGTCTTCTTTTATTGTAGTGTATTGGACATAGTCCTTTACCTGTGTGTTCTACATCTTTATATTCTTCACCTACAATACGAATGTCTGGATTAATTGTTAAAATCATATCAATAATTTCTTCTTCAGTCGTGAATGGTATAACTTCGTCCACATAACGACATGCTGATAGTTGTACATACCTTTCAAAAGGACTTTGTATAGGTTTATTTTTACTGTCAGGTCTATCGACTGTTGGGTCAATTAATAATCCTACTACTAAATAATCACACATTGCTTTTGCTTCTTGTAACATTACAATATGCCCTGCGTGAAATAAGTCAAAGGTAGAACATGTAAATCCGACCTTAGCGTCTTCAGGTAATTTCGTTTTATCTAAGAACATTCGTTTCTCCTCCAAAAATCAGCTTCCGCTTGTTGTACTTTATTAAGTATGAATTGTTTATCTGGATGATATTTGTATACTCTAATTATTTCTGACTTAACTAAAATATTAATATCTTCTTCATCAAAATTATTATATGCACATAACGCTCTCATAGCTAAACAAGTCATATCATCATATTGATTAATATATAGTGATGCTATAAATTTAGCAACATCAAGTTCAGTACATCCAAATGTATCTAAAATAGGGTCAATCAAATATAATTCATCGTGTTTAAATAACATATTTTTAACACCAAAGTCACCATGTGAAAACGTTGGTTGTAAGTCTAGGTCTTTTAATCTTTGCAATGTGTCAGTAAATTCTGGTATATTTCCAGATAATTCAATATGTCCTTCAATTCTATTTACATAATCATCAAATGTGTAGCTATTTTCTAATACATCCATATTTGACATTCTATCTAATGATTCTTGTATTAATCCTAATGCTCTATATGTAAAATTATTTAAATAAAATTCATCATGGTCAATATATTCCATTGTAATTGTTTGACCTACAACTCTATCAATTCTTGGAACATTTAAATAACCATTTACATAAGAGAACCACGCATGAGCTAGGTGAGCATTATTAGCAGTCTTATGTACTAGTTTACCATCAGTATAAATGTCTGACCCTGATAAACCACCTTCAAGTTCTCTAATATCTGTAAGTATAAAATCTTCGGGAGTAATACCTTTATCATCAATATAGTAAGCACCTAATGGTTTATCAAAAGATAACATATTATAATTTACATTATGATTATCTAACCAATCTCTAATTTGGTCACCATACTTTTCTTCCGCCTCATCTCTTGTTTTACATGATATTGAACCTCTAGCTGTAAAAATATCTACAGTCCAACCTTCTTTACTAAGTTTATTTAATTTATTAATTAAATCCATATTTGGCATTGCATTTTCCCAATCTCTATTTTTGGTAAATGCTATTGTGTCGTCAAAATCTACTATAAGTCTTTTATTGTGCATAAGTTTTTAATTCTTCCATAATTTTATTATTTAAATATGAACCATCATAGTATTCATCTTTAAGTAAGTTATCAAGTAAATCTCTAAGTTCTTGGTAAGCTTTTGGTTTTTCTTCTAAGAATTTAATTTTATTAAATAAATCTTGAGAATCTTTTACCCTAATAAATTCAGGTACTTTAAGATTATCTTGTTCATCATATGTTGGATGTAAGAAAGGTATAATACCATAGTGTGCCATTTCCCATACCTTAGCTGTTACCCAACCTTTTTTAATTGGAATACAAAATGTGTACTTTACTCTTGGTAACATTTGCATTAATTCATTAAACTTTTTTGGTCCTTTAAATCTTTTATCATCACCTATTGTGTCAGGATTCCATTGACCATAAATGTCAACATCTTCTACATGGTCAAGTATATATTTCTTTAAGTCAGGATATCTTGATGGTTTACCTTCATTACATACAATCATAAATTGTATATCTTTACCATCAGATGGTTTTTCTTCACCAAAGAATGATTCTAAACTATTAGGTACTTCCTCTAACATTTCACCACGTTTTTTACCAATAAGAAATGTTGTTTCTAAGGCATCATAACTACATTCAATATTATGTTCTTGTCTTGTTGGATCATCATACCCTGCATAGTTTTTATGTACTACGGATTCATTATACTGTGAAAATATTTTTCTTGGTGGATTCCATAAGTCTCTCATTTTACCTGGGTATAATCTAGGGTCGTTTAATAGCATTATCCATGGAATATCTTTATAATGATTAAGGTAATATATTGGTGGACCCGCATATCTTCTTTGCATATCAAGTGGTTTGGCTAGTGTTGTATGGTCGTTCATTAATTTAGAATGACCATGAATATTTGAAGTAGCTGACATACCCATCATAAAAACACCAACATCTACTTTATATTTAGGATCTTTAATTAATACATCTTCCATAAATTCTTGTCTATCACTAGCTGGATGATTACGACTCCATTTACCAGATTGTTTCCAATTAACAAAATGTTCCCATGCATTTGTTAAATTACCATGTTCATTTATTTCTTGTTGTCTGTTTAAAGGTAACCTATCATAATCTGATGGACATACTAAAACAAACTCATGCTCTGGATTACTACGAATTAAATGTTCAAATAATATTGGTGCTTCGTTATCTCCGCCTACAGCACCCCATCGATTACTATCAAATAATACTGACTTACCTATTTTACCTACACCTATTTTCATATAAAGCTTTTCCATAAGTTATTTAGTAGGAATAATAATCCCATACCGTTTAAAAGTATTAGTGCTCTATCATTCCAAATGAGTGATACCCATAACCATAAACCTATACCTACAATACTTAAATATAAATCAATCTGAGCATATTCTGATACACCACGAATTGACATTGCACATAACACAATAATTGAAGCTACCCATTTTAAATACCAATCTAATGTGTATTTTGGATTACGGGGCTCGTTCATATTCTACTCCTGCTTCTGCGAATAATTCTTGAGTTAACATATTACTTTCTAACCATCTTACAGGTACGTCTTGTATTGCTTTCCAAACAACTCTTTTTATACCTACTTGAATAATACCTTTGGCACATTCACTACATACAGGTAATCCATATATGTACATTGTTGCACCATCTAATTCTGTACCGAAATATCCTGCATTGTAAATACAATTCATTTCAGCATGAACTACATACTTATATTTTAAATCTCTATCTCTTAATCTATCTCTTGAATCTAATATCCCTCTAGGAAATCCATTGAATCCTTGTGCAATTGTTCTTTTATCTTTTACAGCGATACAACCAATTTTTCTACTTGGATCTTTTGACCAACTTGATACTTCTTTTGCGACTTCTAAAAATCTTTTATCCCACTTATTCAAATAATAAACTCCATTTCATTAATTTGTTTTTCTTTTCTTTCATACGGTCTTCAATTTGTTTATCAGTAACATAGTTATTCATTTTAAGAATTTCAATCATCATCATTACATCGCCGATTTCATCTTGTAAATTTCTTATGTATTTAGTATCACCTTTTGTTCTGATTACTTTACTACATGCTTGAATGAGTTCACCGCATTCTTCCATTGTAATTACTAAAGCCTCTTCGTGTTTTTTCATTTTACTAAATCGAAGTGTCTCTCATACACATGTAGGTTTTGCACCTGCCAATAGATATATCCTAGTTCAGTTTTAATACCATTATAATATAAGTCAGTTTGTAACTGTTCTTGGACATGTCTTTGCCATGCATAATCATTTCTATAACCAAAGATCACATCATTACTTCTCATTTGAACTGTAGCATGAAGCATATTATCTCTAATGTAATATGTAACAGCATTAGTGCAAATGAAATCGTTTTTACCATTTTCTTTGTATTCTTTCCATATACTTGGTCTTTGATAAACCATACACGCTCTACGTGATGTAGGGTTCTTAAGTAAATCATTCAATACTTTATCGTATTGCTTGTGATATTTACCTGAGTAAATTAGTTTACCATAATTAGAATTGATTTCACCATGTTTGTTTGCTGTATATTTCCAAGCTTGTGGTGGTTCTTTTTTAAATCCTTTATGCTGTAAGTATACACCATCTTCACCAGGTTTATTATATATGTCATTAATATTTGTTGACTTAGAGTTATACCAATCAATCTCTGCTTTAATATACTCTTCATTCGGAGTACCAAAGATAGCAGGTTTATCTGCAACAAAAGATGCACCTAGTATTTCAATAGTTTTTACACCAGTCCTATCTTGTACAAAATTACCAGCTTCTAAATGTTTCTTAAAGACATCTCTTATGTCTGCTGTGTTATTCACTTGATACATTATCATCTCCTTTTAGACCAATATTATTATTTGAATTGAATGCATCTTTGTTTAAGTCTTGACCTGGAATACCATGTCTGCAATATGCAACAAAGAATGATGCATAATTAATTAAATCTTTTGCTGAATCTTCAAGTGATTCAAAGTTTGGTTCATAATCACTACTTTGCATAGCTTCCATAACGGATGCCATTCTTAGCATTTTTGCATGCATAATGTCATGAATGGTTGTGATACCATTCGGATAATAGTCAGCTTGAGTTATTTTAGAATTTGGATTCTGATAGTCGTTAGACTTTTGTGTTTGTAACTCTGCGCATTCTTGTAGCACTCTCAAAGATTCTTTCATAATTTCTCCATAATATAACTATATTATACCACAGTTTTGGTATAATGTAAATAGCTAATTTAGCCTTTGTAAATAATACCTTGTTCATTCAAAGCTTTTCGATTCCATAAGTGACCTTGCTCCGTATCATCTTTAGATTGACCTAAGTATGGCACAGCATGGAATTCATCAATTTGTTGTTGGTTTATACTATACTTAGAATCTCCAATGAATAACTCTCCAAGTATTCTACCAAACTTACCTTTATCATGTGATACCATTTGGATTTCTTTACCATCTAATATTTTAATTAAGTTAGCCTTTGATGCTTTACCATAAAACTTTTCTTCTAAGTTTCTTGTTCTACTTTCTGGCGTATCAATACCCATCATTCTAACTCTTTGCTTTTTATAAACCATTCCGAATCCTAAATCAACATCAACATCAACTGTGTCTCCGTCAACGACTCGTGTAACTTCTACTTTATATCTATACATTTTTTCTCCTATCTATAAAACAAATGGTTGTCAATAGTAACCATGTGTTCAAGTTCAGATGCCCAATAAGGTAATATATAATCAGCATGATAATATAATGCCCCCTCAGTTATATCTCTATAACCTACCTCTAATAATAAGTCAGCTATATACAATGAAGTCATCCATGTTTTGGAATCAACAGGTTCATCAGATTTACCATCACAGTACCAACTGAACTGACATTGATTTCTAATAGGAACTTCATTTCCTTTCCAATTAATTCTTGTCTTTGCTTGATATACTACATCACAAACTTTATTGGGAAATTGTTCATCTCTTACTCTATTTATAACAACATGTCCTACAGCGAGCTTTCCTGCAAAAGATTGATTAGCTGACTCAAAGTATATGTTTTGTGCCATGCAATATCTTTCATCTGAACCATAAGCTTTACCACTTACCAAGAATACTATCATAAATGCAATAAACCATCCTAAGTATAGTATTCCTTTATCTTCATTTTTACCTTTACGTTTCATCATACATCTCATTTAATAATGGTTCAAATATTTCTCTTCTAAAGTTTTCGATATCCATAATGTTTGAACCTTTTGGCATTGATTTGCAATAATCGTCGTAAGCTTCATACAAATAGCTTTCATGGTAGTAAATCATAAGTTATTTCTAAACACAAATTCAATTGCCCTCTCTGCCTCCTTATACATATCACGTTTTAAATACCAATTACCTGTATCACCATCTAAATCTCTACATAAGTATTCGACCTCTTTAGCTGTAATTGGATAACCTTTGCTCATTGCGTTACCAGCGGTAGATACCATAATCTGATACATCTTTGCATACCACCCAGTATCTGTAATTGCTTTATATTCTTCTACTTGTTTTTTATTTACAAACGGACAATCTTGATAACCTGTCCAAGAATAGTTTGTATTATTGAGTTGACCTTTTCTATGTTCGATTAAACCTTGTTTAATTGCTTCAGGTAATCTATCAAAGAAGTTTTCGTTTGGAACAACATAAGGGTGAGTATCCATAAGTAAGTTAGGATCCATAATTTCACCATCATGTGAGAATATAAAATTAAAACTGTTTTCATATTTTGCTGGTATGTAATACATACGACTCAAATCTTTTGTTTGAGCATCTGCTATATCGCCAATCTCTTTATTAAGAGCATACCAAAAGTGTTTAATTTTTTCTTTATCAACAAATGTTGTAAGTGGAAACACTAATCTGAACTTTGGCTTTTCTTTGGTAGATGATGCAGTAGAATAACATACATATCGATATTTAGAATATTTCTCTTCGATATTTTTCATATCACCTTCATAATCATCAACGTCAAGAATACCGAATCCACCCCAACCTGTTACATTATCATTACCTCTTGTAGTATCAGGTATGTAAATAGCTGGGCTGATTAGTGGTGCATCCTTTTTAGTTGGATATTTTTTAGATTCTGATAACTTATATAGAATAGCTTCAAACTCATCAAATGAGTTGTAATCCATTCTTTTATTTGTTTTGTTATCGTATATCGAATCAAATATCGTTAAACTTACCATGATTTCCTTCGTGTGATGGCGCCTCCCAACCTTCTGGTTTAACCAAGTCAGGTACACCTAATGGGTTTGGCCTGGTTGGTTTTACTCCTACTTCTTTTGCCATGTTTGCTTTAAGAACTTCGTCCCATGCTTTATATGGGTCAACTCCGAACGCATCAAGAGTACCAATAGCGACAACACATAAATCAATTAATCCATCAACTATTTCTTCAGGATCTTTTATTGCATGTGCTTCTCTAGTTTCATCTAGTTCTTCTTGTAAAAATCCAATACGAAACTTTAGGAATGCTCTGAGTTTTTCGGGATCATTACGATTATCCCATACCCAATCCCTAGTCTTGTATTTAGTTTGCATATCATGTATATCTTTTACCCAGTCTTTACTCATGTTACTATCTTCTTTTCAGGGGTTACGATGCCAGAATCCATTTGCCTTACTTGGTCAATCAATTCATCAATAGGGTCGACAACAAATACAATAAATTTATTATCGATTTCTATTCCATCTTTTGCTTTAGTATAAGCCATGAATGGCATAAATCCAATTCTTCCTTCTCCCGCAGGGATTAGAGAATATCCATCTTTTATTGTAATGGTATTAGTACCTTGTGTTACTTTACCAATAACTTCCTCTCCTGAGGAAAATCTAACTAATTTCATTTTTTTTCTCCATAGTTATATATTATACCACAGTATTGTGATAATGTAAATAGTTTAACCAAAGAAATCCTCCAGTGATACAACCTCTTCTGAATTCCAACCAACAGCATCTAGGATTGGTTCAATAGGGTCAAGGAAGGTTTTTTGGAATTGCATATCATAATCAATATACTTATGAAGGTTAAATTCTTCAGGTAAGTAATCAGGGAATGCAATTACATTTTCTTTGATAGTGTTTGGCGTTCGTAAATATACAAACTTAATCTTTTCGCCATTTTGAATTAATGCATACTTTTTAGTTAATGCTAAATCTTGGACTTGTTTGTTAAATAGTAAAGACCCACGAACATGTATTGGCGTACCTTTTTTGTATATAGTATTGTGATCTTTATATTCTTTGACTTTTGATACTCCGCGTGGGAATGCAATTTCATCAGGTGGTAATGTCTTGAAGTAATTCTTAAATTGTTCAATAGACTTCTGAACTTCAGTTTCGTTACTTGACATGATAACTTTAAATAATTGTTTAAGTGCATCACGACATGGTTCTGGAGTAGAAGACTTAATTGCTTCAATACCCATAATCTTGAGCTTAGGTTCTTTATATCGAACACCTTCGTTATCCAATACATTAAGGATATACCTTTTCTTAGCAGTCCAAATACCACGGTCAGCAATAACTTCTCTAGCCATAACCATTCTGTTTGATACTCCGCCTAACATAGAATATAAATCATCATATGATTTTGCCAACACTGGCTCAAGTGTATCACTACAAATTTTATCTAGGAAATCAATTGGATTCTTTGGATTAAATTTGTTTACGATATCGTCTAGGCTAACATACAAGGAGTCTGTATCGATTGCGACGACATAGTCTTTAAACGATGTTGTTCGCATTGTTCGATTGAGAAACGAATTAAGTTCATATTCGGCCCATCGAATGGTGAGCTGACCGGTGAGGGTAATGGCTTCTGCGATTCTTTGGTCGAAGAAACGAAAATATTTGTTACCCATAGCACCATAAAGACTATTAAGAAGAATCTTAATTGCCATCTGGCTATTTTCAGCGATTGATATTTCTCTTTCAATCGAATAAAGTTCTTGTTTATCATTTTTATCCACCTTTTGTAATTTCTTTTGAGCTTTAATCATATCACCTTTTATAGTAACACGCTCTTGATACATTTCATCAATAATGGCTGGGATTATTCCAGGTTTGTCAGTATTGAAATATTGTCCATTTGCCGCTAGAGCTTTACCTTTATTATTAGGTCTTTGAGATTTTGTAAGTACTTGTTCAATATCAACATTACCTATTTCACCATCAGCAATAGTTTCTGGTGACATATTATATTGCATGATGATTGAAGGATAAAGAGAGTTTAAATCAAAACTTACCAGGTTTTCATGTATACCAACTTGAGGTTCTTTTACATAACCGCCAGGATAGAATGTTTTTACTTTATCTTCTATGAATGGTATTACAATATTATTTTCATGTAGCTTACGATAAATGATTGTGTCCCATATAGCAGTAGTACCAAATGTATCATTATAATTTACACCACCTTTATATGCCATAGTCATACATAAAGTAATTAGACCCATCTTATCTTCTATTCGGTCAACTAACTCTACGTCTTTGATGTTATAGTCAATAAAGAGTTGATGATTATGTTTATATAAAGTATGTAGGTTACCATATTCTTCATAAGATAACTTCTTCTCACCTAATACAACATGTGCAATATGATCCAATTTATATGATTCTTGTGGACCATAAGAGTAACCAAACTTTTGGAATAGGTCAAGATAATCAAGTTGAGATATACCTTTTAAGTCGTAAGATGTTTGAGTCCTACCCATCTTTGTAATATCTTGTCTATCAATCATACCCCATGGACTCAATCTTTTTACATATGCTTCACCAATAAGTTTATGAATACGGTTTACCAAGTAAGGTATATCAAAGAACCTTGTATTCCAACCAGTGATAACATCTGGTACATTTGATGGTTGAGACCAATGTGTAATAAATTTAATAAGTAAGTCTGCTTCATTGTCGCATTTGTTATATATGACACGATGTGTTTTCATATATGTATTTTCTACATCATAGTCGCCGAGTCCCCATATATGATAAGTATTGTCGATATTATTTTTAATAGTAATTGAGATTACTTTATGCTCAGCTTTATCAGGCTCGGGAAAGCCATCGTCAGACGCAACCTCGATATCGATAGTAGTCACATTTATTTTGTTCCTATCGAATTCGATGTGACCAGGGTAATGGTCATTGATAAAAGTTGAGATATACCGAGTGTTACCAAAAATATGGCGACCGGCAGTGTCCTTATTTGTCCTTACCCATTCGGTAGCTGTTCTCATAGAGTCAAATGCAACTTCACCAACTGATGTACCATCTAGTGTTTTCCATTTAGTTGGGCGGTTGGTACTCACATACAGCTTAGGACCGTATTTGATTTTTTCTGTAATTCTTTTGTTATGATCATAGCCACGTAGGAGAATCATATTTCCGTATCGTGACACATTAGTATAGAATTTTGACATATAATATATTATACCATAGTTTAGTAATAATGTAAACCATTATTTTCATTCAATAAAGGTGGGGGTAATTTCTTACCCCCGCATGATTTCAATTTTTAGAAACTCACCCAGGCTAGGTAGATAGTGAATGGAGCCAATCCTAAAATTATACCACCAACTACTAACATTCCTAGGGTCTCTGCAATATCATCATATTTCGAAATGATGTATTTCATTCTGTTCTCCAGTAAAAAGTTTATTACTATCTACTGGGTGTTCGCTGATATTAGCCTTTCAAATATTGCTTTTTCTTTGATGCCCCAGCAGACCCTATTTCGATCTTCCTAGGACGCTTCTCTTCTGGGAGTTCTACTCTGGCATACACCACTAGTATTCCATCCACAAGGTCAGCACCATCTATAACGACAAATTCTGAGAGTCGGAAGCTTTTCTCAAATTTGCGAGATGAGATTCCTTTATAAGCATATTCTCTATCATCATTCTCAACAGCTCCTGAGATTTTAAGGATACCATCTTTAAGTTCGATATCAATATCATCCATTGAGAAACCTGCCACAGCCATTTCGATTAAGAATTTCTCTTCATCGATTTTAACAATGTTATGTGGTGGGTAGTTATCTGTTCCAGCTCTAGCACTTGTATGAATTCTTTCTAAGTCTTCAAACAAAGTATCAAAGCCAACGAATAATGAACGAGGTACGTTCAAAGTATTTCTTACCATTTTAATTTCCTCCTATTTATAGCAAGGTTGCGGAACCCGAACCATTCGGCATTCCAATTATATTTATACAGGTTAACTCTCTGTTTGAGAATTTCCTATATTATATTTAGGACATAAATCCCATTGAGATTTTTCTTTAAAAGGGATAACCTTTATTTGTCTCAATGGAGCACAGTCCTTTGCAGACTCAGGTTTAACTATACTGACTAAACCCCAGTCAGCTAACAGAGTAGCAATTGTATTTCTACGCTGTAAATCATTTTCTATTAGATTGGATGGTTTTCCATCTAATAAAAATAATTCTTTAAAATGTACTATAAAATACCTACCTTGTTTGTGTAATATATGACAAGATTGGTATAGTTTGTTGTCTTTTCGCGATGCAACTCCAATACGAGTTAATGTTTCTCTTATCTTAAGAAAGTCATCGGGTTCATTAAGTGTGACTTCAAGCATATCATCTGAAGTCCAGTTATTAATTTGATTTTGTTCTTCCACCTTTATTCATCCTTGTTTTTAACTCATCAATTTGTTCATTACTTAGTAGTGTTAAAACAGATTTAGCTTTTTCATTGCTATAACCATAACAATCTTTAATGAGTTGTAAATTCTCTACCTCACTTGGTTTTAACCATTTAGAGAATCTTTGTTTCTTTCTAATTATATTTATAAAAAAATCGAATTGAAGCCTATGGTCAAGATGATGGTATTTGTTCATTTCGTTAGCAAATAAGATAGTATCAGGAAAAAACGATAATGCCTTATTAATTATATAAGGGTTATATTCTTTCTCTGCAATATCATCAACCATAATATCTTTCTTATTATAGTTGATTGAGTTTACGTAGTCAAACGGATTCATTTAAAATTTACCCCCGCCATCACTTCTGTTAAACAAGCAACCATGTTTAATTCATGGTCAGCTACGAAACTATCTTTATATTGATAATCAGCTAAGATAAGAACAAGCTGTGGAATTGATTGTGGGTCAACATAATCATTCATACTATCATATAGTTTTCTAAAGATAGCGGTTGGTTCTATGTCAATATTATCGACTACCCACTTACGCATACCTTTAAAGTTTTTAATTTTAAGATGATTAATAAGTGAGTCAATTGAAACATCAGAAACATTGACAAGTATACCTGAGTCAATTTTACCACCTACTGCATATCTTTGTAATTCATTTATGATTCTTCTGAAGTCTGGGAAGTGTTTAATAATAAACTCTACTAATACTTGTTTATCGTATTCAACCTTTTCTTCACCAAGGATATACATCAACCTAGCCATAAAGACTGAAGCTAACCTATCCTTTTCATTTCTCGGTAAGGCAAATTCAACTACTGAACATCTACTGTGTAATGGTTCAATAATTCTATTCTTAAAATTACAAGTAAGAATAAATCTACAGTTTTCACTGAACTCTTCAATAAACCCACGTAATGCGGGTTGGGTGGACTGTGGGTTCAGATAATCAGCTTCATCAAGAATGACCAACTTGTGTCCACCCGAAAGAGAGACGCTTGACGCGAACTGTTTAATTTTGTTACGAAGTGTATCAATATTCCCTTCTTCGGATCCATTAATAATAATATAATCTAAATCTAATTCTTTAGCTATTGCTTTAGCTATAGTTGTTTTACCGACACCAGCTGTGCCAGTGAATAACATATTTTGTATTTCTCCCGCTTTAACTATTTCACTAAATGTTTTGTGTAAGTCAGCGGAAAGTATACAATCATCGACCGTTTGTGGTCGGTACTTTTCTACCCATAAAAACTCATTCATTAATTAGTATCCCATTGTTTAACTGTGTCCAATCTGAAACTCCTCCATGCTTTTTTATCTAGTGCCCAGCATGCGAAGTGGTCAGACTCTGCATTCATTTCGACTTTTACGTCGACTCCGTTTTCTTTTAATATGTTTTGGTCAAGTGTACAAGGCATAATCCTTAGTTCACCTGTTCCTACTTTTTCAAATGTTACAGTTACGATACCTGTATTAAGAGCGTTTAATAGTTTTTGTTTTTCAGTTTGTTCCATAATATAATCCTATTCAAAATAAAGGGGGAATTGCTCCCCCTTAAATTAATCAGCTGAGCCTTCGGCTTCAACTTCATCGTTAACTTCCTCTACTGGCAAATTACCTTCGGCCTCTTGACCTTGTGCTTCTTGCGCAGCTTGAAGGAAAGCAACGATTCTTGACCTAAGTCCACCAACTGCTTCTAATTCTGGTCCTTCAAACCCACCTCGTCTTGAGACTAAGTCGATAATTTGAACCATAGTAGCGATGTCGTTAAGACCTAGCTGTACACCTTCTGGTGCTTCTACGTTTACATTTTCTTCAGCCATTTTTTTTCTCCTTTGCAAAGTTTAGACTAAATTCAGAGGCCTCCCCATGAGCACCTCCATACTTATCTCCATAATAATATGGAGAATAACTTCTAATATATTTATACATTAAAAGTTGAGTTTTTCTCTAAAGCGATAAAATATTCCACAGGATAATTACTATTGGTCCAATTAGAGATTAGCTTTGAAGATATACTTACAAAGTAATCACCTGGTAGTAATTTCAAATTAGGAATACTTACAATAAAGTTAAAGTCATTCTTACAAGAATTATCTTTATCCAACTCTATTGTATATGAATTAGATGTTGAGTCTTTAGTATCAACTACTGACGCTGTTACTAATCCATTTTCACCTTTAAGAGAAAGTTCTGTATGCCCTAGAACAGCTGCAGCTTTTCTTATCTGATTTAATACGTCTTCAGATAAAGAAACTCCTAATTCTGCATTAGGCATTTGAATATCCTTTTGTGGTGAAGTCAAGATATCTGTTTCAGAAAAGTAATATCTTACATTCTGATGATTTGACATTTGGCTTCCGCCCTCTGATGTCGATACCAATACGGACTTGTCTTCAAACTCAAGGACTGGGTTTTCAATCAAATTGAATACCGATAAGAATTCGTTTAAATCATAGATTCCAAATTCTTTTGGCATGTCTTCAACTATTTCAGCCTTTGCCATAATGGTTTTTGACTCAGATATAGTTTTCAGATTTTGCCCTGGTTGCATAACAATGTTCGGATTAATCGACGCAAAGTTTTTAAGTACATTCAATGTAGCGTTAGATAATTTCATTTCATTTCCTCATTAATAATAATATTATACCACAGTTTTTGCATAATGTAAATGGTTAATTTGCCTTATCATGTTCGTTAAGAGCAATGATAGCATAATGCAATACCTTTTGCAAATCTTTTCTGTGGTCACCAGCCGTACCTTTTTTCCCATATCGTTGAGCATACTTAAGTATGTTACCAATGGCAAATCCTATACCGTGTCCACAGTCTGAAATAAATTCCGTTGATTGGAAATTATTTTTTGAGTAGTGACCACCGTAGGTACTATCTATATAATTCTGGAGCTCTTGAATTAGAGCTCCTTCATTAAACTTATATGTTATTTTATTCTGTTTCTTGTTGAACATTTTCCTCCTCATTACCTATTACTCCTGAATCCACTTTGGTATAAAGATCCAGGAAAGCTTCTTTAGTATCTAAGTCGAATCTTGAGATACACATATCGATTGCTTTCATTCTATCTTTGAAGATAGAAAATGTTTGAACAATATGGCATAACCTTCTTGTAGAGATTACTTCATCGACTCCATCGTCATAGAATGTTTTTCTAATAACGTCTGCCCATGTGACAAGCTTATCAGCAAAGTCTTCATCAGCATTACCAAATTTGTCCATATGCTTGATTACGATTTTCTTTTCGATTACAAGTGATGGAAAAGGTTGGTCAATAGATACTGTAAACCTTTCAAGGAAAGCTTCATCGATAATTGAAGCTGCAGTAAATCTACCATCTTCGGAACCTTTACCTTTTGTGTTAGCAGTTGCTATTACATTAAACCCAGGTGCCGGAGATATTGTTTCACCCGTCTTTTTAACAACAACAGGTTTACCTTCAAGTATACCTTGAAGACACATAATTTTATTTGTAGCTCTGTCGATTTCGTCAAGTAATAAGACTGCACCGTTTTCCATTGCTTTAAGAACCGGACCTTTAGAGAATACAGTTTCTCCGTTAATAAGTCTGAACCCACCAAGCAAATCATCTTCATCTGTTTCTGGATTGATTTGTACACGTATAAACTCCCTGTTTAATTTTGCACATGCTTGTTCTACCATGAATGTTTTACCATTACCTGATAGTCCACTGATGTATGTTGGATAGAACATCCCTGATTTTAGAATTTTAACCATGTCGGAAAAAGAACCCCATGGTACGAATGTATCGTCTTTCTGAGCAAATGTTTTCTCATCATTAACTATTGATTGCATTGCCATAGCTTTATTTGGCATTGTGTTATTTACAGGTTGAATAGTTTCTCTAAGTGGAACTATTACTGACGATAAGTCATAAGTACCAATCTTGACTCTATTCTCTGCTGTAAGCAAACAATAAAAATCCTTTCCTGTGTAACCAAATTCTTTGGCTATGTCAACGATTGTTGACTTTTTGAATTCGTTACTGTCTGGATAACGTGTAGCCAATTCAGTAAGAATTTTTTGTGTAGATATTTTCAAGTTTTTCATAATATAGTTTTTCTCCTTATCAATTTATAATTGTATTATACCACAGTTGCGGTGGTAATGTAAATAGCCAGAGTGAAAAAAGTGTGCTTAATTTCACATTGCCACCGCTTTTCCAAAGTTAGTCAATAGAGTTTTGTTTAACTTTTTTGACTTACTATGTTTTTTGAATGCATTAGTAATTTGACCTTTAGTAGCATCTTCAGCTATATCAAATTCTTCTGCATTAGTTGTAATTTGTTTTGCTTTTAGAATATAATAGTTATCATATCCTTTTGCATCTTCAAATGTACATACCTTTTGTTTATTCATCATTTTTTGACAATCCTTTTTAAAAGATTGTAAATCATCCCACTCATCGAAACCTTTATCGTAGGCTACATCTTCTAGTCTTCTTCTGTATTCCCATTGGTCATTAGCTAAGAAGAAACCAATAGTTGTTACACCGTAGTTTTTTCTTAGGTTATCTAAAAGAACTTCAGTACAATCTCTACCTAGGCTTGGTGTTTTAACTTTATGACCATCAAGATTA